CATGTCTTCCCAGTCGTCGATCTCGACCTCATCACATAGTTCTGAGCCAATGAGTCGCGTTCTAACTGCAAATTTGATTAGTGTCATAATAGCTTCCCGATCTCTTGAATAAGGTAAAGGCGAGGCATGATCCAGGGCTTCATTGCAAGTGGCACAAGGCAAATCGCGGCCAGACCGAAACAAAAAGATGCAAATCCTGCCAAGACAGAGGACGCTACACAATCAAATCGGGTTGCTGATACTGGACTATGTTGACGAGATAACAACCAGAAATAAATAGAAATTATACCAAGAATTAAGGTGACAAGTATTAGGCACAACATGGTCCAAACAGAGCACACCTTTCCGTATGCTATAATCTCTTGTGCCACCAAGGGTGCCTGTTCGATCACAAACCCTTCAGTGGCCTCAATGTACTCCTGTACCTTGTCGAGGCTGGAGATCAGTCTTTTCTGTAGTTCGTCTTTCATGATTTCCTCGCATTGATTGCTCTGGCTTGTGCAGCAGCCTTAGCGCGTGTTGCATGGCCACCGCCGTCTACCGGCCCACCGCCGCTGCGGACTAGGCTCCCATCGGACTCCACGACTCTGTACTTCTTACCTCGTTTTGCTACTGTTGCTGGCATCATTTCTCCTTGTAGTCTTGACAATTCATGCTAGTTCTCCGATACTTAGGAGATTATCCCAAATCGTATCTGAGTATTCAACCAGATAGTGCGGAGGATTTATGTCCGTTGACTCCACCTTTTCGCCCATACCACACAGAAAGTCGAAGAGGTCTTTGTTCTGGCAGACAACCCTGTCTTCTATTCTTATATGGCCTTTCCCTTCACAGGCTGCCCAGTAACACTGCCTTACTATATCATAGCTAAGTTCGATTTCGTGCTTTAGTTGTGGGCCAAACATCATTTCTCCTCAATACACTGTTGGTAATATGTCTGTAAGGCAAACATTGATCCAGCCGCCTTATACAATAGGTCTTGTAGATCATCTCTTTCTTCAGAGCATCCTAGTGCATCCCAGAGAGTAAACCAATTGCATCCAGCAGGGTGCGCCTCTGTTTCCAAGCTGCCTAATGCTTCTATCGCATCTTCAATAATTTCCTTCTTGTCCGCTCCAGTCTCATACTTGTAAAACTCTCGAATTATTTGTTCAGTTGTTGGCATCAGAACATCCTCCAAAATCGAACAAAAAATTAAAGTCAAAGAAGTGGCAGAGGTAATGTTCCTCCCACCCCTTGCCTGTACTCTTCACAATTTGTTCATGCAGATCCAGGTCGTCCCATTGCACCAGGACTTTACGGGCGAGGTCATCAGTCAAGTATAGAGTCTCACTGCTCACGTCCATCAACAACCCCCTTTTCATCCAGCGCGATTTTAGGGGGCCACGATATCGGCCTGATACGATTGGTATTTTACTCATTAGATTTTTCCATGCGTTTAGCAATCTTGGCCCGCTGCTTCTTGGCACCCTCGCCTTTACCGAGGCGACGATCCAGGTCGGCCAGTTGTTGCTTCGGGCTCAGTTCAGCCCAGGACTCATTTCGCTCCACGGCTTCAGCGCGTTTCTCAGCTTTCGTCCTCATTATAATCTCCAAGGAATTTTTGTAGCAGGGCGTTTGATCTTTTTGGTTTTCAGGTAGCGTGCGTTCTTAGGCCGCTTGACCCTCCACAGAAGTTCAGTCATGAATAGTGCCAGTGACACCAGTGCTACTGGGAAAAGTAGTGCGTATTGAAAAGTGCTCATCAAAACTCCTTAATGCCACTATAAACAAGCGCTACCATGAACCAGCACAGGAACACATAACCACCGAGGCTGCCCCAAAATGCAGCAGTCTGACCAGGAAAAGTTGCCACCGACAACCAAGAAATAAAGTATGGTGCGCCAGCAAAGAGAGCAACAATTTGACATGAATTAAATAATCTCATTAGAATCTCCCACCTCCAAAGGCTACCCAACCGCACATGAATCCCAATCCAAGTGCGATAAGGTGAATTAGTAACAGTTCGCTCATCTCATTCCTCCGAATACTTTATCTATATTGGCTTGGCCTACTAGATACCATAATTTTTTGTAGGCTTCTAAATCGAATACTGAATTGGGACTATCCATTATCAATTTTGCTTGTTTGTCTAACTCATCCAAGGTATCAAAATTGAAAGTCCATTTCTTTTCCGGGCTCCGCAGTTCCACTGTCTTTTTCTTTGTCATATTCTAAACACCCACTGCAAGGTTCCATAGCCAAGGAAGGCCACACCGATCCAAAAGGACCAAGACCACAAGTCGTACATAAGATCAATCATTTTCTTCCTAGCAATAAAAAAAGTCTGGATTCAAGACTGCCTTACGATGTGGTTTTCCAAAATCACCAAAAATTGGATCAACAAGCTGAGCCTGCCACAGTCTATCGATTACTTGATCTATAGTTAGTCCTGTTTTGAAGTAAGGTCTAATCAATTCACGATATTCATTTTTGGTCACAGGAAACCAATCTCTATACTCATGAAAAATCATGTTTTCAATAGATTGATCTAAATTAGCAAGTGTAATCATTATCCCATCCAATAATAGTGGACTCTTTGACGGTAAATACGGTCTATCATGGCCGCCGTCCAACCCAGTACCGACCAAGACAGAAAGGCTGAACCAAACCAAATGCTGTAAGTAAAAATTTCTACGAAAACTGTCGGTATCATTCGTGACTCTTATCCAATACTATGTCTAATATAAAGAATATCAAAAGTACACAGAGTGCGACCATACAGCACACTATGGTTGCTACAGCTAATGTAATAAACACCGGGTGCATTGGCTGCTCCTCGGACTCCTCTAGCGCCCATTTGTATGATACAGGTATGTACGATGTTCCCCAATTATGACCAATCGTGAATAGTGTGGCCGAGAATTGTCCGCTTCTTTCGTCCGTTCGCACCGACCATTTATTTGAGGCAATGCGGGTAACTTCCAGGTCGGAAGTAGTCGTCCAAATCCTTACGTCTTGGTACCTTGCGGGGAACCGCAGATATGGCATAGAGAAGATCAAAGAATCGCTTGTCGAGCCCGCTTTTGAAGTAACTTCTAAGCAGTTTTCTGTGGGCGTCAGCGGAGTGGGCTGGTTCGCGGTCAAGGCTAATAATATAATTGTAATCATTTCTTATTTTTTTCAGATCCTCGAATAGTTTCTTCCGCCTGTCCTCAATCGACATTTTAGCGCTATGGGGTTTGATTGAAACTGGTATCAATGGCATTAGCCGAACTATCGAAACTTCCTGCTGTAGCATACGAAAGCAATTGAATCGAGAATAGACAAGCTCCGACGATGAGCGATAGCATGACAGCATACTCAACAGTCGTAGGACCATCTTCGCTCGACAAAAAATTCTTGATAAAACGCATAGTGTACTCCAAGGGTCAAATTTATTATTGATTATCTAAGGAACAGCATATATCCGTTATGCCGGAGTTCAATTCCTCCCTTAAATCTCTTACCTCTTCTGATGCGCTACCTACGTTATCGGCGAGTCGATTCACCGCCTCAATCAGTGGGTGCAGTAAGGAAGCCACTTCCCCATACTCCAGAGGGGAACTAGGCATGGATAAATTCTCCAGGGCTTTTACACCGTTCGTCATCATATCGAAGTCTTGTGCACTCCAAGTCATAGTTCTCTCCTAAGTTAAAGTGGAGGCGTGGGGAATCGAACCCCAGTGCCGTAATCTCTCCATGTGAGCGTCTACAAGTTTGTCTGCTAACCGCAGCGGCTCGGTGGCCACCTTGAGCGGCTTACTTTAAGTTACCTGACAGCCGCAGTCAGGACCGAGCCACATTGGTGACGGGCATCAGAGGCGTTGTGGCGACCCCTCTGGACCCGGCTGCTAGGCAGCGAGTGCGTAGTTTGCTTCAGCGCTTGAAGGTTCTGGTCGGCTTTTTAAGTGGCCCGCTGACCAACCACTACTTGCAACTCACACTTTGACAATCCGGTCGATACCAGTCGCCCCCTCTACAGTCAGATTAGAAGATGCTCATTGTCCACGTACCGGTCGATACCTTGACCAAGGAACGCCTCACCGTCCGGGTCGGACTTGTTCAGCAGCGCGGCGATGACCATAGCATCATACTCATGACACTCCAGTATCGTGAAGGCTCCCCTTGCACTTGAGTACATGACGAAGCTGGTACACTCCGAGCCTCCCTCAGTCTCTACATAGTAATGTGGCATAATCATATAGTTTTTCTCCTGTATCTATATAGTAGCTTACGGAATCCAAGGAGTCAAGTTAATTCCGGTGTAATTGCTGCCAATCGCTCTTGAGGATTTCCCAGCTATCGAAGTGCATACGGCCAAATATTTCGGCCAAAGCCTCACAGGCGTCCCTAGCGTACACGACGCACTCGATGCCTTCTGGCATAGCCTCCATTTTAGTAGGTGGGAACTCTCCCTTGATGGGCCACACTTGCGGCCTGTCTTCATCAGCATCCTTGAAGTAAACTACAAAGGGCCGCTCATTAACACCGCAACGGTTCATACCGTTCAACTTAAAATTGAGCACCCGGAGACCGGGAGTCTTACCGGTTTGGATGTACCCCATGCCAGACGCGACACCCAACACTTCGCCGTCACCGCTCACTACAACATGTACTGTATCGCCAGTATTCATTACGATCCTCCTAAGATTAGTTCTACGTTGATTGGCTCATCGCACAAAGCACACTTCTGGTATGTGGTACCAGTCTCTTCCCAGGTGATGTTGCCCTCCAAGATCGAGCCCGCGAGATAGGCTCCACGAATCCTAGCAGCCCGCCTTTTCTTCTTGAGGCGGGCCGTCCTACACTTCTTGCCTCCGACACGGTCCTTCCGCGCGACTGCCTTGTCTTGCTGGTGGCGGGTCTTTGGCATCTTGGGCGGCTTTTGGTCGGTGAACCAACATTCCCTACCAGCGCCATCGGCGATAACCAGGGTCTTGCCTTCTAGGTCGATCAATGGATTCTCCTTAATTCTCAGCAGTAATCTTGTTTTTTAATGAGTCCGATAAAGGTGTGGTTATAACCTGCTTGTCAATCTCAACGAGTTCACCGTCTATAATGGTTTTCTTGTAGGTAGTCTCCTGTCGATGCGTAGCGCGGTTGCTAGGCATCCCGTTTGCCATGCTACCAATGTATACTACCTCTCGCCCAGTAACCGCAGCTTCCTGTTTCAGAAGTTCATTCAGTCTCTCGGCGGCAATCTCCTCAGCGTGCGATTCGTCTTTGGCCCAGAACACACATAAGGCTCCTATATAGTCTCCCCAGCTAAGTTCCTTCCACTCGTGCTCCATACAGTCATTGGAGACCCTTTTCAATCGATCTCCGGTCTGGCCATAGGCATTTTTGATCTCATAGGTGTACTGCCACAAGTCCATTGGCTCAATATCAGGCAACTTCTGATCGAGTCCATGGTCTTCAACGTAATCATAGTTGTAATAATTGCGGAAGGCTTCTGCATCCTCTTCGGTAGAAAACACGCCTTTGATAGTGTAATCCGAATAGTCGCCATGTGTTACAATGTAAATCATTTCTTCCTTATCTCCCAGATACAGACCGAGACCCAGACCCAGACCCAGACCAAGACAAAAACCCAGACCAAGACCAAGACAAAAACCCAGGCCAAGAACAAGGCCAAGAATCAGATCCAGACCTAGATCCAGACCTAAACCGAGACCTAGACCTAGACCCAGACCAAGACCGATATTTATATTTTTTGGATTTCATCGTTTACTCCAAGACCCAGACCCAGACTGAGACCGAGACCCAGACCAAGAACCAGCCCACCACCAAGATGGAGACCAAGACCCAGATCGAGACTGAACCACAGACCTGGACCCAGACCAAGACCTAGATAAAAACCTAGATAGAGACCGATATTTCTGTTTTTTGGATCTCATTATTTATGTCCCAGACCGAGACCAAGACCGAGACCAAGACCGAGAACCAGACCGAGACCAAGACCGAGACCAAAACCAAGACCAAGACCAAGGCCTGCACCGAGAACAAGGCCCAGACCCAGACCCAGACCGAGACCAAAACCAAGACCAAGACCAAGGCCCAAACCGAAATTTCCGTTTGTTAGATTTCATAGTTGCCCCTAGACCTAGACCGAGCCCAAGACCCAGACCCAGAACCAGACCGAGACCAAGACCAAGACCCAGACCGAGACCAAGACCAAGTCCCAGACCGAGACCCAGACCGAGACCAAGACCTAGACCAATACCTAGACCAATACCTAGACCAAGACTCAGGTCCAGACCAAGACCAAGACCGAAACCCAGACCGAGACCCAGACCGAGACCAGGGGCGATATTTATTTTTCTTAGAAGTTGTCATTTCACATCGCCGAATGATTCAATTGCCGAGATCTGCACGTATGCCGCTTTTCCCGGCAATTGTTGAGCATCTCTCCATCCTGGATCAGAAAAAGATCCAGTCTCATACACAATTGAGGCATCTTCCAATTTGATGCAGGTATCATTGATACCGACCAATTTGCCAGTGTAAATATAATTCATACACCAGACGGCAATCGGGTTTCCGAGGTATGCTGCCAATCCTTCATTCTCATTGTCTTCAACAATTACTTTCATCTCAAAATCTCCAGGTCAAAGGGGTTAAAACTAACTTCGCTTCCTCTCGATTATGTTGTGCCCAGGGCAATCTTTCAGGTACCAAAAAAACTCATCAGCGATCCAGGGCCGATAGTCGCCCAGGTAGCTCTTGGCGTGGTCCACCCCCACGTCCATTGAGCGGCGTCCAGGAAGGCCCAGCGACATACATGCCTCATATACCGCATTGTGGTGGACGTGTCCGTAGGCGTGATATGTGCCGTAGTGGCAGCGGTCCCAGTAGGCCGTAGGGTAGTGGCAGCACCAGACTCGCTTGTCTCCGACTTTGATCATCTTCTGTTGCCACACATTGCCACCGAAGACCGCGCGGGTCTTACGCTCGTTGTCATGGTTTCCCAAGATGAAGAACGTATGTCGGCACCTGATTTGAGGACGCCAGCGCCCAGGCTTCTTGTAGGCGAAGTCTCCCAGAATCACTAGCGTATCATTTCGGTCAACGTGACTGTTAATCTGGTCCAGGAGATGCTCATCGTGCTGTTTGCAATCCACGAATTGTGGCCTAGTCTCCTTGACTAGGCCCTCACAATTGAAATGTGTGTCGCTGGTGAACCAGATCATGCTTCTTCTCTCGGCAGTCTTAATCGCTGTCGCAATTGTTCGATAAGTATCTTAGACGATGGCTCATAAACCCAGCCAAAAGCTAACAAGAACTTTAGCATCTTTTCATGTAGTTCAGCGGTTGGCATCCTTTTAGGTAGTTTAATAGGTGGATCTCCTGTTACCTTATAGGTTTTTACTTTCATGCCGGAGTTCGGGTCTGTCTTGACGCCAGTAGTCTTTAGGACACCCATCAACTCTAACTCTCGCACACGGGGCGCTATCCTGCGGAAGTCTGTAGGCACTCTTCCAAGGACTCCGCAAACATCGGCTTGAGAAAAATTCTCCGGCAGCTTGCAGGCACACTCCAGGACTTTTGCTCGGGCCTTTGATATGCGACCATCAGATATTGCTTCGTAATATGCCTCAATTGAAGTATTCATATATTTCTCCAGGCCCAGTTTATCGAATAATATATTGAAGCATAGTGCCGACGTTCACGTTCTTCCAGTCTTTGTCGGACCCATTTGTTCATTTGGAAATTTGGATCTCTCCGGGCCTGCATTATGGCCTCTGGGCTATCTGAATATTGTAGCAGTTCTAATTCTCGGCTTGTCATAGTCTACAGAACTCCTTATCCTAAAATTCATACCCGGTTAGCAGAAGATCGGTGGCGAACCGTTTAGCCACTGCCGCCTTAGTCACATCGTTGTAGTACACTCGGTAATCTCGGTCTCGCTCCAGCACGCCATAGGGCTCGGTTTTCACCGGCTCCATTCCGGCTTCTAACATGAGATTGTGGAGATCCTCTTCCAAATTCTCGAATCTCAGTACACGATTCGCCCATTGCAGACCGTAGTAGTACGGGTCATTATCCTCTACGTAGTATCCGCTTTTGAACCCGCCTAGCACATAGGGCTCAAATTCTCCAGGCTTCGTCCGTACCCCACGCTCCTCAAAGTGCCAATTGAAATACCAGGATACTGCGAGATCGAATGGATTACGAATGGTGCAGGCAACAATGCCTCCATCTGCAAGGATCTGCTCGCATCTTTTAGGGACCGCAGTGTGGTGCCCGTCGTGAGTATCACACCCAGCAGCCACTAGCGCCTTTCCAGTGGCCCGGCTCGCCGTGCGAGGGTGCCCAATAAAGGCAAACTTGTCGCCTAGCACATACATTCTTCATCCTCCCAAGGATACGTGCCGTCGACAGTATGGTAGGCGTCGTACATTCGTTGTACTACCTGCTTCACTTCTTCTTTATCCCAATTCAGTAGCATACGCTTGGACCAATTGCCAGCCCACGTAGTGGCGGCATCGCAGTAGCGAAGATTCCGCGCGTGGTTCTCCTGGATTTCCTTGCTCGGAATTTGTTTGCGTAACGCACTCATCTCCTCGCCCATCGCATTTGCTGTACCTTTCCACAGTTCGATTGTTCCTTTGGCTTTTGCCAATTTAGCTACTAATAAATTGACGCCCTCTCTGTCGGGAACCTGTTTGCGGGCTTCTTGTAAACTATCTTCCAACAACGCTATGTAATCCATTGTTCTTTTGTAGAACTCCAACTTCTCCTCAAGTTCTTTTACCCTTTCCTGCAAGACAATTCCTTCGCCTGCCATTACCTCATTTGAGGCAGCTATTTCGACCCAATATCTTATTGCTTTTTTACAGGCTTCCAATTCATTCACTAATTTGTACTCTCTGTCGGGAACCTGTTTGCGGGCTTCTTGTAAATCCTCCATGTTTGAGCCAGCTATATTGACCCACTGTTCCACTGTTCTTTTGGAGATTGCCAATTTCTCCTCAAGTTCTTTTATCCTTTCCTCTAAAGCATGATTGTCGGTCACTTCCCGGCAAGCATTTCGATTCCCCAGCAGGCTATAAATACGATGATATTGATCATTGTATAGCCGGGCTTTCTTGACCCAGAAAGTGCGCTCCTTTTGAGCCTCAGTCACGTCGTCGTTCAAGTCATTGACTTCGTCTTCCAGTTCATCGATCCGATCTTCATTACCTTCAATGATACCATTCAAGGCGGTTATCTCTTTTTCACATTTGGTGACGTACTCAGAACCATCTTGAATGGACTCAAGCTGGTCATTAGCCTTATCCAGTTCGCACTTTGTGTCCTGCAATTCTTGCTCAGCAAACCTCAAATCCGTGGTTCTGTTCTCCAAGATTTTAGCGAGGCGGGCCGTTTCATGGTAAGCAGAAACGGACCTTTTTTCTATCTCTTTTTCTACAAGTTGGTCAATATGGTCAGTTATTTCACTCATAGTATCCCCCATCGGCATCGCAGTCATCTGCGTAATCGTGTAAGTAGGTATGGTCAAATTCATTTTCCAGGTGGAGCCAAGCCAGTTCCTGAACATCCTCTTCCCAGGAGTTAAATTCTCCTCGCTTCAAGTCATACTCCACGCCTATGACTCTATTGACCTGGACTCCAGTAATCTCTATATCACCTCCCTCTGGAGGGTCCATGTAGGTAGCAGGTATCAGTAGACTCCGGTCGAACTCTACAGTGACCTCAACAGTGAGAGCGTTAAGGTAAACCTTTGTATCAAAACTATACGTCATAATCTTCCTTTGTCCAGCGGTCGAGTAAATTTTCCAATGCTTCACCAAGCTCTCCGGAGCCCCAACCCATTTCACAGTCGTGCAAAAAGTTTTTTAGCAGGAGCAAATCTGTTTTATAGCAGTCATGGTCCTTTTCAGCAATGTTCTGCCGTCTCCATTCGTGTAATCTTTTCAGCGCTTGGGCGTGATTCTTCCTATGCTTTACCACAACCGCCCACAAATTCTTTTCCTTGGCCCTGGCCCGTTCCTTTCTTTTCTTAGCGTCCCTGGCCTTTTTCTTGGCGGCGTTAGCGGACCTCTCTACTTGCATTTCGCTGGATTTCTTAATACTCATCCCAGCCCTTTTCAGCGCCTCAATCGTCTTGGCTTGTCTTACTATAGCATCAGGGTCGCCTGCCTCTACCTTCGCTTGAAACTCCTGTTCCTGTATTTCACACTTCTGTGTGAACCCAGCCAGCCAGTTTAATTGTTGTGGTATTGCCATATCATAATTCTCTAAAAGGGGTGGGGGCGGGTGGTGGACAAGGCCACCCGCCCCAAGTTCACCGCACCCCCCACACCATTATACACACAGTTCGACGATCATATCGAAAGCAAAGTTTTGGAAATCCCGGCTGCAATCAGTGCTGCCGGTAATGTAGTGGGCAACCTCTTCGATGGCAGTCTTCAAAGCGATTTTGCCGCCTAAGTCTTCTCGGATCGACACCTCGCTGCTCCCTGGAGTGTAGAAGCCGAGGCACTCGCCTTCTCCGTCCATAAGCTGCTTGAAGCATTTGACTCCAGGCTTGCTCTTGCCGCCTGTCATCCCGACAACCTCACACCAGCCCCAGACTTGATCCACAGCTTTCTGCGCTTCCTCGGTAATCTCACAATCAATCCTCCCGGCTGCGCCAGCTTTACCCAAAACAGTGGCCACATTGTCCACTCCCATATCTTGGGCAACCTTGACAAAGGCATCTGACTTAACCACTTGGACATTGTGTCCCTTGGCCTTAACATGCTCAGCAATAGGGCTTCGGCCCATCATTTCAGAGGCAATCACAGACTCGCCAGCAAAATCTTTCCATCCCTGAACCCAGTTCTCCTTTACCTCATCTGAATCACAGTATCCGAGATAATAGTCGTCCAGGCCGCTTTCGTAAACATCGCCTTCCGAGAGTTTCTTGAAAAATTGGGTTAGAATTTCAGGAGTGGCTTCATTGATAATCTGGCCAATGGTGCCTCGCAAAGCATACTCACTGCTATTGCGGCTTTCATCGATATCGATCTGGCTCGCTTTGAGATTATAGTCAAAGACGGCTTGCGACCTGGACGACAATTCTCGGATTTTCACGCCCTCTCGGAAGATTGTAGGTCCGGAAGATTCAGGGTTCTTTTTGAGAAATGTCTGATTCAGGGCATCGGGGTTGCCCGAAAAGTGGAGGAAATTCTTGCCGAGATCCCTATGAAATTTCCTAACTTCTTCGTTATCGTAATCGATAAATACTCTAGTGGTTCCAGACTTATTCCGAATCTTGTCAACAACGGTGACAGTGGGAAGTTCGTCTCCCACGATTTTCGCCCAGTCAATTGCGTTTGACACAAACTCTCGGAGAGCCATGCTGATCTCGGTCCAATCCAGTTCTCCAAACTCCGTGGTCCATGCGCAATCAATTATTCGATTAGTCTTGCCCTTGCATTTGCACTTAACTGGATACGATTCCCGAACTGTACCATCGGCATCTGTAACGTAATCGGTCTCAAAGTAAAAATCAAGGGTCGTGCCATCCGTGCAGACTTTGAAAGGGATTCCAGCACGGAGCATAATGTTGATTCCATGCTTATTGCCAGACCCGAACTGGCCAATGGTTCCGTCACAATCGGAATAGCGGGCTCCACTGCAACCAAGGCGAGTGAAGGCAGTGATGGGGGCGATTCCGGGGTTTTCGATCATCAGGTACATGGTGTAGTCTCCAGTGAAAATAAGGTGAACTCTATTAACAGTCTACACTGCGGAACCGTCGCTGTCAAATCTTTTATTCCATTTTTGCAATATTATGTCTTTGGCCACTTTTGTAACATCATAGTGACCTGCGAACCGGTCCCACATTTGAGTGTCTTCAACGAATCCACAGCCACAATCTCTGCAACGGATGCTCACAGTATCCGGTGTGTAGCCATGGTCGCCCAGGTGTGACCTTATCTGAACTTCTTTTCCACAGAATGGGCAGGGTTTGATATTCATGATAATGTGTGAAGTACCTGAACCAGTTCATATACAACCCAGGATGCACTGTCGCTTGATACACTTTGCTCTGCCAAGGCGTCCAGCCCTTCTTGCCGAGTCTGGTAAGTACCAAGAACTTTTATCAAATCGTCGGAACCTGCTTGTTCATCTCCAACACAGTATTTTTGGAGCCTATAATTCATTTGTTCACATAGATAAAAAGAACAGGATGGAGACCAGGGCAGTAGCTCCAAGGATGAAAATAATCCCGGCCTGTAACAGAAAAACCATCAGGCGTATGGGATGACGTTTGCTTATTCTGTTAAACTCTCTCTTGTCATGGATAAAAGGATCACTCACCCTGTCAATTGGGTATCCCTTTACCCGAATGTTGCGATACTTGACTATCTCATCACCAATCACAGAATTTCTTTGGATTAAATTGGCCCAGTATTCCTTAGATTTGTGTTTCATTTTACCAACAATCGTAGTTTGTTATGTCCTTTTCTTCCCCGCTTTGATTATCCTTAACGACACAGGCGGTCCCTATTCCGCAACCGGAGAAGCAATAAGTTAGGCGCAGTCCTACGCCTCCCAGACACCCTGGCTCATTTGGAGGCAAAGTTTTGACCCATTCACGGAGTGTATCCATTTCTTCTTCATAAATCGTAAATATCTTTTTAGCCATTTTCGTTCACAAACTTTCTCAATTTAGGTTCTAATGACCAAGCAGTGGTTCCGTTGTCCAGGCACCTCAAAAGAACTTCGACCTCTCCCCGATTCAATCTAATGGTCTTCTGCTTTGATTTGACTTTAGTTGTGGGTGCTGCTACCAATGCGTATGTCTTCACTTTGTTAGTGGAGACAGGATCGATCTTGGTGCCAATACATTCGATAACCCCGCTGTCCTCTAGTTCCGCGAATCGAGGATGAAATGACGATGAAGTATCTTTATAATTTCGGTCCACGTCTCGCTGACTGACCCCATTTTGTCCAGGATTCTTCAGCATGAATTTAATTACATCCCACTGACGGTTGCTAATGAATCCAGAATCTTTTGCTTTTTGATATGCTTCAATTGATGTATTCATTTTGTCTCCTTAGACAATTTGTCTACTTGTTTCCGAAGAACGCTGTTTTCCATCCATAGAGTATGGTAATTATCTCGCCAAGTCCAAAGAGTTTTATTATCTTCTTCCAGATTCTTATTATGTTCTTCCAGATTCTGGATGTATTGGTCTTTATCCATTGTAATCCTCTAATGCTTCGGTAATCAGGAAAAGGTTCTCTTGTGCTACCGATGCCCGCGCGGAAGCATTTTGCTCATGTTTGATCAAACTAGCATCCAGAGCCTTGAGTGCGCACAACTCGGTGGGGTGCAACCAGATATTGCCTTCCTTACTGATATTCGATTTGTATCCGCAGCATCTTATGAGTTTTTGCTGCTTCTCGTCATGGTGGTCATTCACAATCTTATACTGCTTTGGTGTTTCGACCACGCGACCGCAGTACGTCTTAATCTCTTTGTCGTGATGAACCCAGGATTCATGGACTTCGGCAGCCCACATCTTTATCTCTTTGTGCTTAGCCATTTGCTTTCTCCAGTTCTGGATAGTCCCGGCGAAACTCTATTGGCACCATGTGAAACAAGTTATCGGCTGATGCTATATTCGTCATCAAGTCGGACTTGTAAGACCTGAACCCAGGCTTCCGTTTACCAGACTCCATGACTTGGAAGGCTGGCCCTTTAGGCGGGAGGAAGGCAACTCGTTGCTTGCCACTGTATTCAAATGTTTTCCACATAGTAGCCTCAGTGATAGTGTGAACTCTATTAGAGTATACACTACAGATTTTGGGCAGTCAAATCAAGACTTGGCAAATTCTTCCATCACTTTAGGCACCGCCGAATCGAATCCCACTACATCCAACATTCCTGGATCATTCGGATCAGCGATAGAGAAGTCGTTAGCGACCATACCGAAAACAATCAGCTTGGAGTCAATGCCCATTGCCTGCCGGTATTCTTCGAGAGCAACGTGTGGATGCTTACGACCGGCCCAGGTCTCATTATCGGTATAGACACAAAATACGTCAACCGGAATCTTGTGCTCTAAGGCGTGAACCATTGGCAATGCACAGTCTGTGCTATCAAATCGCAAATTACTTATCTTTTTAAGCACAGTTTGCAAGCCGTCATTTGGCAGGATGCCAAGGTCATGAAATGTACTGCCAAAGCCGAAGGCATAAGCCTGCGGCTCAGTACGATAGGCAACCATTGCCATGCACCCTGCTGCCATAGCACATGTCACTGGCGAGTTATTTATGTTGTGGAATGTCATAGAGCCAGACACATCGATCCCTAGCAGGAATCGTTTATTCGTCGCAGTCAATGCGCCGAATGAGGAGTAAAACGCCGCATCCAGTGCGTTGATTATATTCTGGTCTGGGGTCCAAGACAGGCTCCCACGGAAGCCTGTTCCCTGTTTGTAGGTAGCAAGAGCCAGAAGAATCGAGAACGGGTGCAACCGCCCCTTGCGGACAAACTCTTCATCACGCAACCGCATAGTGACTTGGTTGGAAGCATCAGACAATGGCGACAGGAGACCTAGACTGGTCATTTTGCCCAGGTTGCGGAGCATAGCCGTAGCTGGCATATTCTGCAACAGAGCATCCCAGACTTGCGGGCTGTTCAGTGCCTCTGTAGGCAAGTGCTCCCGAACTAAACCGTAAGCGCGGATCAAGGCGACAATATCGGCACAGTCGGTGGCCCCTTTGGCTAACTCGACACCCTCAAGAAGCGTATTAGGATAATCCAATTCCCTGGCAATAGACCACTTGTCATACTGAGTGACATACTTGAGCACGTCATTCAGCCCAGGATTGTCGGTCTTTGGGTGTGCTAGACGCAGCACATCACGATGCGACCAGCCACCTCGCTGTGCGTATTTGGTGACTTGCATCGCAAGTTGCCTTGGAGACTTGTCGAGATACCAGTCGGACACCGCGCGACGGAGTCCAGTGCCCCAGCCTCGAAGTTCATTCACAGCATCAACAAACTGAAAAAGATGGGTACCGATTCGACACACCTGATTAAGAACATTCAGCGCCAACCTGGACGATTTTGGATCTGCCGCAGCTAAGGCGAGCGCAAAGATAGCGGCATCATTCTTCGCAGCACGTCCATTGGTGCTAACGTCTACGATCAGATTGACCGTGCGCTCAGGGTCGGCAGCCAAGGCTTCCTGGACACACTTAGCGTTCTCACGAGTTAGCTTCCGCTCGGAAGCGTAGTACGTACCGCCCTCGCAACCAAGAATCAGGAACCGTTCCATACGCTGGAACACGTCCACTTGAAAGGTGTAGCCGCCCGCCGAATTTTTAACCTGAATGTCGGAAACGGGCTCGGACTGCGGAGTATTGGCGGCAGTGATGTGTTGAACGTAAGACATGTCGACCCTTTCAAAAGGTTAGAATTATTATTAGCCCAGAGCACCCCAGTCAAAGCCGTGCTCGAAAGATACCATGCCGTTTTCCTCGGCCCATTTCTTCAAGTGGTAGGCTTCACTTTCAAAATAAAACCTCTCACCTGGATTGTCCGGATGCTCGGCTGGCAGCCTACCTTCAATGCAAACAGTGTCGGCGGTATCATTGCACACTCGGCGATGAGTGAAGCCTTCCCCGTCAGTCACTGCAACTACATAAAAATCAGGTACTTTATTCATCTATACTCCTAAATAAAAAGAGGCAAGTTAGTGATTAAGGAAAAGTATTTTAGCCAAATAACCCTTAATCTTCGGCCTCTAGCGGTGGGGGCTGGAATCGAACCAGCGACCTCCAGTTCCGATAAATAACCCACAGCCACCGGCCTCCGCGAGAGGCAAGTTTTCGGTAGTGGATAAATACTGGCGCTCTCCCAATCTGAGCTACTCCACCAAAAACGAAGGCAAGTTGGTGACTAAGGGGTAGGTAATTGATATTCATGATAACCCTTAATCTTCGGCCTTCGTGTATTATATTGGTGGCAAGTTAGTGACCAAGGGGTGTCGTAGTTGGAAGATAACCCTTGATCTTCGGCCACCGTATACTAATATTATACTTTCCAGGAATCAGTTTGTCAAGAACTTTACGCCACATTTTTTCATAATTTCAAAAACCGGGCCGGGGTCAGATCCATCATAGACCTCTTTTGCATCCCAGTCTTCAATGGCTTGATTGTAGAAAACTTCATCGATAGCCCACTTATCTAGGCCATTGTAGCGAGTAATGTCGTACCGTTGTCCATTGGGCAACTCTATCGCCCAGATCGTCATTTCTTTGCCGTTAAAAGCTGGAAGACTCATTGATAAGTATCCTTTATTTCTCTGTAAAGATCAGCCTGCATACTTTGAGCCTCAGCGAGAGCCAATTTAAGGTCCGACACAGTGAGTTTAAGATTGGTTACTTCTTCCTTCAACTCTGTGTTCTCTTGCTTTAAGGTTTCATAGTTATGCTTGTAAACTTTCAGTACCTCAGCCTCTACGGTATCTCTCTTTACAAAAAACATGGTTAACCCCTATGAAGATGATCACGATAAAAGCTATTGGTATCTTTCAATTCTTCTCGAAGGTCGTCTCGTTCCTTCTTCAGAGTATCAATGTCGCCTCTAGCGTCAGCCAAGTCACATCGAAGCTCGAAGTTTTTCTTCTCTAAATCGGCGATTTCTTTCCGATCATTCTTATGAACCAATTGGTACTCGTCCCACACTTCCTGACGCAGTATCACAATCGGTGAACCATCTATGTCTGTACTCGGCATCAAACTAACCTTTCAGAAAAGAGAATAATCAATATTGCAATAGCTGCACCAATAATCGTATCGACTCCGTAGTGCCACCCAGTAGTCAAGGTAGCTAGGACCACTAGGATGTTCAGAGCCACTCCAGGGGCCTTCAGCCATCCCTTAGCAGCCGCCATCAGGAACAGAGCCCACATGGTGTGGAAGCTAGGAAAGGTGATTAGGCCCTCTCCGCTGCTACACAGCACGATCCCAGCAGCGCGGCACATCTTGGCGTGCTCCAGGTAGGCTTCCTGTCCTGGATTCATCTCTAGACCATAATAGTGGAATGGGCCAATAGCAGGGAACAGGCACAGGAACACCAGACAGATCGTGGAGCCTATGATGAACCTCTTGATAAACACTCCACGGTTAGAACTGAGGATCAGTACCAAGGCAGTCTGGAGGCCCAAAGAGGCGTATGCTAAGTTGAATAGAAGGTCCATAGCTGGCCGGTCGCGAACCCAGGCGACAATAGAAGGCACATGGATTCCCAGCATAGAGTCAGCCTTAGCCAGCACGTCATCGTTGAATTGCTGGTCGATTCCAGCGGCTAAATACATCATCGGAGCATAGAAGCCTCCCCAGGCCACCAGGGCTAGGGTGGCAAGTAAAGGATTCCTGAAATTAGGATACTTCCAATAGTGCTTTAGTGCAATAATCAGCAATAAAGCTACTATAATCGGTTTTGCTATTTCAGAGAACGGCATCAGAATCCAATCTCCCATACTCTTACAACTCGGTGTCGGCGACCAGAGGTCCAATCAATGATCTTGCCATTAACGGCTGCTAAAACATGACCGCTGGTATGAATCAGGAATCGTCCTTTCTTTGGCAGTTGTCTTTCCAGTGAGGTCACGGTTTTGGCCGTGAAAATCTCGGTCTCTTGGCAAGTCAGGTTGAGTTCCTTAATTGATTCCCATAAAGTAGGCCAAGGGGTGCCTCTGCCTTTGCGTCGACCGTTCTTGGCAAACATTTCGTTGACGTACTTATAGGGCAGATTGCTCAGAGCGGTGACGGCTCGAACAGCACAATCTTTCTTCTCTCCAAGGGACAAAGCCTGCTTATGAATCTTTTCGTAGTCATTCATGTTATAGTCCTAAGTGTTGGTGAACACTATAAACCTACCATACTATTTGACCATGTCAAGACTCGATTGAGAAAATATTATTGAAATGTTGATAAGCCACGTCGAACGGAGGCGAATTATAATTCCTAGCTTGCATGAACTCGTCTATATCCTGATGGACTCCCAGACTCACCAACTCGTTGAAACACTCGTCGCAAATGTAACCATACTCATAGTGATATCGGTCACACATGATATTACCGCAACCCCGGCGATTACATGGTAAGACACTCATTCTGGCATTTTCTCCGCAATCGCATGGAGCCCAGCAGCCACTTCTTCAAGGCCCGATTTAATCATCACAGCCAAACCTTCAATTGAGCCCATGCCTCCAGCGCCATCTTTGCCTATCTCCTTGCATCCTTTTGTAATGGCCTCTGCCAATATACTTGCATGAGTTACATCCATAATTATCTCCTAGTTAAGTTAGCGTCGTTTATTAGAACCCAGTGCTTAATTGAGAAATTGCTGTCATATACCCAGGGGGCGCAGCTTTCTCTAGGTAAGGTTCAGGCACATGCTCAGCACTATGCCCATCTGACAACAGTACAGTATAAGTTAGTTGTTTACGCTGGTGTGCCGGTCCTTCCTTTACTACAACCACGCGACCAACTTGCCCCGCATAGAATACACCAGTAATTTTCACACAAGAGCCATAGGTAAACATTTTAATCCTCTTCATCTTCAAAAATCTTGAAAACTGCTTGGAAAATTTCTATCGCCTCAACCCTAGTCAAAGGTCTGCCGAGTTTCTCACTATACTCGCAACACGCATCTGTGCCTACTTTCCAAGCCTTAAAGTTAGAGTCTGTTGTGCAAAGCAATAGATTTAATTCTCCGTATCTTACTGTTTTTAGTCCGTCTATTCCGTAATGTTTTAATATATACTCCGGTGTAGGATTGTCGGAATGATCCATCAACGTAAGAGCATCGTCAATACTCACTCTCAGCACAAGATCAATATCTGAATCTTTGTTTGGAGTCCCGTAACAACGGCTACCAGTTATAAATGAGTTCATTCTTTCGGTATCCTGTACTCAAAGATAGCATCTGATCCAGTAATATCAAGTTCTGCCCCACACCCACGGCACGATAATCCCATACTTACTTGCTGAGAATCCCTGATAATGAATGGGTCCACTGGAATCAGTCGTTCCTCCAAACCATAGACCCATTGGAAGGAGTGTATCACGATCTGACTACCACACAACGGGCACTTCAAACCATCCCAGACTGGTTTACCATTGACATAAACATTTTTTAAGTCGTTATTCGTCATCCCTAGCCCCTTTCCGACTCCGGTAATCCACGCTTACCGATTTCAGAATTATGCGGTTTCCACGGTAGTCAATTGTCTCCTTGACTGGCTTGATAACGCACCCTTCGCGGCCCTTGAACTTACACCTCACCTCCTCGAATTTTGTATTGCCGTATGTGTACTCATCGACTTTCTCCTTTGAGAACGGCCCACGATAAAGCTCTGGAACCATAGGAATCCCATGCGACGAGCATACCAAACACATATCATTATAGTCCATGTATTTTCCGTCTATCGAGATATCGAACACACGCATCTGTGGCGTCTCGATTCCGTAATCCAAATCCTGGATACCAGGACCGAAGATTTCACCATAAACAACTGCGCCTTCTGACGCATGTAGGCTGGATAGCAAGCCTTCAATTTCATGTGTCATGTATTTCCAATAGAGTCCAGGCCCCTCCTTACGTCGAATCTTGTGTGAGCCAGCGGCGTAGTTCCAAACATGGCCATCCGGTGTATAGTCCAGGATCAAGCCAAGTCTCACATTGGTCCCATGAATCTTTTCGGTGATTACCACCATGATCCCATCCTCGATGAGGTTTGGATACCGCTGAAAAGATTCAATGTTAGTGTACCTCGGAAAATTGTACGATTCCTGCTCAGCGTCTCCGGCACCAACACGCACAGGAGGGATGTACTTCTTGGCACCGAAGTAGTCAGTGGCATCCCGGCCCCACTCGCCCGGCCCATTGATCTGCTCGCCAAATTCATGTACCGGAACCAGGAAGCCATGACTCGGCAGCCCACGGAGACGGCAGGCCCCAACTCGACATTGGCTCTTACCCTTGTCTCCTGGAAACGTAGCGTGCTTGAGATACTTCTCCACGCCCAGCTTGATTGCCACCTCTTCGGGAAGCAAGATATCTGGAGGGAAGTAAACAGCGGCATCACCAACCTTAAAATTATCTCGGCCAGTGACTACTTGGTATCCAAGCACCTGAACCACATCCAAACGATCAGCATCAGGATGGTGCTTGACCTCATTGACTCGCTCTACGCTAATTATCGTTTTGCTCATTGTCCTCTTCCTCCAAGCAGCACATGGCCTCTTGAAATTCTCGGTCTTCTGAGAAAAAGTCTCCGTCATCCCAGTCGTGTGACCTCAGCGACCGAATCAAATCCTCATAGATCCCTTCGCGAAGCATTGGGCTATCTACCCACATATTGATAGACTTAATCATATCTTCAGCTATATCATGCCCGCCTTGCCATCCCATTTTGCTCTCCTTTGATTACCAGTTGTCACCATGTAATTCTACCATTTGGTTACATGCTTGGCTGTAACCTTCCCAGTTATCGTACCCTGCGGCACCCAAACACATAAACCAGTCTCTGTCAAGCTGCTGTTCTTTCTTGACCTCAACCAGAACCTCAACTACTTTGACTAATAATTCATCCATCTGTTCTGCTGTCATGGCCCAACACAAGCCAGTTTGTTCCTCACACATATTGATGGCTTTGTTGATACTCTCTAACGGTTCCTTGCTACTCATAATTTCTCCAGTTTGTTGTTATTTCCTTGACGTTTGGACACTTCTGTCATAGCATTATGGTATCCTTTCCATCCTGAATGTGCTAAACATTTGCACCAATTTACTGTGTCAATGTCTCTCTGCTGTTCGTCTCTAATATCAAGCAGTGTACCTAACATAATTTCAATTGTTTCTTCTACTGCATCAGGTGACATGATGCAAGTGAGCCCAAAAACATCACGGCAGGTAGTAATGGCCTTGTTGACGTTCTCTAATGGTTCCTTGGTCAGGTATCTCATGGCTTCTCAGCATTACTTCAAATGTGGATAGATATACTTTTTACAAAACTCTTCAAATACAGGACTCCGTTCGCAATCTTTGATCTCAAACTTTATCGGTAGTGGCCCTGTGTTCACTCGCTCCCAGCAATCCGCACAGCATCTCCAAACGCTCCCGTCTAAGTCCCACCTCGCCGCAAGCGTCGTTTTGATCTGGTTGCATCTCTTGCAGAAACCTTCTTTCTCCTCGAAAGGGGAGAACAAGTCTTCGCCCATTTCTTGATCTCCCGCTCGGCGGCGAGGCGTGTGCGGTACGTTCTCATGTGGACAATCATCCTCCACCCAGACAACTCCGAGAGACGCAGAGCATAGTAACGTGTTGGACCCCCTAATAGGCACTCCAATTCTTGAACCCTGAACTGGCCGCACTTTGACTCCCAGGTCATTCTGTTGGTTGTACATGTTTTATCTCTACGACCTCTTTTGTACTCAATCATTTCTTGAAAACATTTCTGGTTTGTGTTCTTCCGCGAGCGACCTCATTTTTATGGGATCTATGTCCTTTGTATATTCTCTTTCTCCATAATAACCATACTGACCAATTATGGTGTAGAATCCATACACATTGTTGTCCTTATGAAGTGACCGGTCGATGTAGTGGCAGATATCCGTTTCCTTAGCCAATGTCATTCCATGATAAGGGCCACCGTACAGATAGTATTTATACTCAGTCTTGTTCATCACAAGGGTCCAACTTGAGTTGGTTCATCCGATAAGCCTGTCGGACGAACACAAGAGCCATATCTTTTTCTGTGCCCCAGTATTCTTCATCTTTTGTATTATCCATTGTGCCCAGGACTGCGTCACACAGTAATCCAACTTTTGTTTCCGTTAGCCATTTGCGAAAGAGTTTCTTGTCATGTTCCTCGGCTGTTATTTGATTCTCAAATATTTCTCCGTCACCTGTCCTGTAAACTGTAGCTATCATTTTTCTGCCTTTGATCGAAGGAATCGAGTCACGTCACGTAGATAGTATCCATACTCACAAAATGTTTGCCCAGTCATAAAATGCGTCCAGGCTTCCTCGGCTTCTGGGAACCATGTATCTATCCAATCCAGCGGTATGGTCAGGCCAACGCTCTCATGAATCTGCAAGATAGTGAGAATGGTTCCACCGCGCTCAAAATCTTCGCAGTCTCGTTCAATTAAATCCAACACTTCTTGGGCTTTAGCCGGAGTAATCAATTGTAATCTCCTGTCCTGGTTTTATCGGCTTGATAACCTGTAACTCAAAGCACCCCTTGTCTTCCCACAATTCCGCATTTGGGTTATCTGAGTGGTTCAAAAAAGCAAATGGTGAGAAGAACTCATAGGCTTTTCCGTCTTGATCATAAGCCGCTCTAGGGCCGGGCTTTTTTGTCACATAGCTTGGTATATGGAAGAATTGTCCAGGGCTCAACTGCACCCAGGCAAAGACGCCCTTGCCATGAATTTTACTTCTACTCACATAAGCTGCGCTGGTATGCGGTATCATTTTCTGTCACATTACCCAAAGTCGTATAATTCTAATCCCGTTAGCAACCAATCATTTGTATCCTCATGATACGCCCAGTTCCACGGGCGGGGGACCAACAAGGCGCATCCACCAGTCAGGGATTTGTCCTTTTTGTATATGAAATTCATGCAGTTTTCAGCGGAGTCATCAATTAACAGCACTCCAGGCTGCGCTAACCACTCTTTGCGAGGAGTCACCGAATACTGGCGCTGACACCATGATGGCAGATTCTTATCCATCCAATCATATTTTCCGGCCAAACAGTCTCCACATTTGGTAGGTGCAGTAGCAATCTGCACGTTTTCCCTACCCACTAAACGAGCACAATTATCCAGGAGCCAAAATTGCTCACTCTTGGGGGCAATGGCCCACATTCGGCGGCTAACTTTCTCCCACCACTCTGGCACCGGAATCGGATCTTCCCCGGTCATTTGACTCCAAGCTGCAACAATATCATATCCAACTTCTGTGGGATACTTATCATAGTCCATAGGCCCGCATTTTGCCCCGTAAGCCCCCAACAGGTGCATCGTAAGGCTGTTTAGCGTATCATCAAGATCAAGAACAATCCGTTCGATTTTCTTCTTTTGCCGCTGACGCTCCTCGGCCTCACAAACTATTCCAGGCATGTGTTCCATTATTGGTTCCTCAGTAATTGAAGTTGCTGTCTTTATAGTGTTTGCCAGCTAGATACCCGGCTTGATAAGAATCATTTTTCTCTCGTTCAAGGATTAGTTCGCAGTCTTCCTGGAGGTTGTAGATTTTGGTGATAAACTCTTCGTCGATTCCGACGTTCTCTATTTCTTCGATGAAGCCCTCAAATAAGTCAGTCAACATTGTATGCACCTGCCTTGCCGCTCTGCGCTCCATACAGTGTAGCGTACATCAAATCTTTGAAAATGCTCTGGGCTGCTAGATTGGGTGAGGGTTTTTCCTTTTTTGCATCCTCCATGCCTTCCTGATACCCGGCTACAAAGTTTAAGGCCGAAATAATAACCTCATGTATTTCGGCAGAAAAACAAGAAGTACCTATCCGCAATTCAAATGTTCCTTTAACAAATGTTGAGGGATGTAGAACAGGTGTCGGGAGATCGCAAGACTCGCATTTTTTAACCAATTCGTCCCAATCTTCTCTAGCTGGACTCATTCAAATATTCCTTACAGTAATTGATGCACATTTGTACCGAAGTGTCAATGTCATAGTAGCATCTGTTGTAGTGGTCTGGGATTTCCACAATAGTCACCCACATTTTCATTATCAGACGAGGCTCAGGAAACCCGCACTCATCACACAATTGTTTCAGTTCTTCCCATTTATCCATTCTGAATCCTGGCACCCTGTCTCATAACCTGACTTATACTCTGTAAGATCGTCGTGGGCTTTATCGGCGGCACCTTGAGCGTACCCTTTTTGATAGCCTTCTTCATGGCAAACATCCTTGGCCTCAGATAGCCCGTCACAATGGCCATCGCTGTATCCTTCTTCCGAGCCGAGATCCCAGGCGTCCCGCCAAATGAGCCTAAAGTTGTCAATCTGACTTGCCAAGGCCAAATTTTTTGACAGCAACTCGGCAAATCTTGCCTCGAACAGATCTTCGCCTTCAAGATAAATTTTCATAATAGTCTCCTACTGTTATTATACATCGCCCGCCAAGGTTGTCAAGTGTTTTCTTCCAAATTTGGCAAACAATCGTGGCAAATAAAATTCTCCCAGGGCAGTAACCATCTATCGCAAGTGTCGCATTTCATAGATAGCTCACATTCCTCACAGAACTCCCAGAAACCTCCAATAGGCTTGCCGCATTTCTTGCATTTAGACACGTTCGACTCCGATCTTGTACTCGAACTGGATAATGTCCAGCAGCCCGCCACGGTTGGGGGCAATACGGCTTCTGGCCATCTCTATGAAATACTTGGCATCTCTCCAGGCTCCCAGCTTACCATGATCCACAGGATACTCAGCCTCAAACTTCCACTCTCCCCACTGGTCTGATCCCCATTTGGTGCGTTCCATCGCCACCCATTTGTATCTAGTCTTGGGGTAGGGCACACAGTAATCGTAATGATTGCTTTTGACAAGATTCCACACCCACCGAGGGGTATCGTGGTCCCTGCACTCCTGTCTAGTAAACCATGACTTACCGCACTTCGGGCAAAAGCACCACCCGCTGATAGGGTCTCCTCGCACCTCCACAGAACGCTCGCACCAGTTGCAAATGTAAATGGCGCAACCATCACTCGTGTGCTGGTATCGTCGGTACTGTCCAGCTAGTGTGGGCGTTCTCATATTCTATATTCGTCACGCTCTCGGCGCGTCGCCTCAAGGTCGAACACTAGATATTTCGTTTGCATCCGTAGGTCGCTCAGCGCTTCCTGGATCAAATGCAGAATCCGTTTCCTGCGCATGACGCCATCTTGGACTCTATCTAATGCAGGCATTAAATGCTTTCGCCAATTTGCCGGGAGGTCCGCCATAGCTTCCTGCAAAGCTACAAGATCTTTCGGCAGTTCTCGATATTCATTCATTCTACTTTAAGTATACCATCAAACTTAGCCAAGTCAAATCCTTTGAGGAATTTATTTATCTTTGCGGCAGTAGGGCAATAGCTCTCCTCATCATCAGTACCTGTGAGGGTTCCAACAAGGAGACCCACACTCACTGCCGGTCCTCCAGACATGCCATCGATTGAGGTTCCCTTGACACTAAAGGCCCTTTCATCCCCATCTCCTTTCTGTGAAAAATCATACCACTTATAAAATTCTGATTGCAGACTCATGAAGTGCTTCCCGTATGCAAATCCCATGACGGAAATTGAATCACCTTCCTTTGGATCTGTTTTTGCTATCTTTACGATAGGCAGAAGGACTGGCGCAATTTCCAATAAAGCCAAATCTTGCATCTTATCTTGTTTGACGATCTCGGCTTTAACCACAGTGCCGCCCAGCATAATTACTCGGATATCTTCTGTTGAGATTCCAACGAAAAGATGGTTGCACGTGAGAACAAGATCCCTTCTAATCAATGCGCCGGAACCAGAATCAAACCCTCTTCCATAATGTGCTTCTATTTTAACAGCGTACCCAGGCTGAAAAACAGGTACCGGTTTTGGATTTTCACCAAATGCCGTTACAGCATAGGATAAAAAGTAAAGCCCTAAAAGTACAAAAGCAATCCTCTGACAAATTTTCATTTTATTTCTCCAGTATAATTATTGGGGTATCAAACTCCTCGGCCAAATGGCCGCAATATGTATCCGAGATCTCATACATGGTCACATCCAATCCCTTACCTTCGGCAGCCCGACCCATCGTACCAGTACCAGCAAATAGGTCGGCAACCCTGTCTCCTGGCATACAAGAGAAGTCCAGGCATCGCTCATAGAGTGCTTCATTTAGTTGAGTATTGTGCCACTTTCGTCGTTGCTTAGAGTTTCCTGTGACACGGTGGATGGCCCAAACATCTGGTGGAATCTTTCCTCTTGGGTCCGCTCGTTTGTCCCCCATCTTTTGTCTCTCGGATTCAATACGTACTGCATCTGGGTAGGTGACAGCGCCTTCCCGCATAAGTCGTACCAGCGGCCTGAAGCATCGACTGAAATCATTACGCATGTTGTAGCCAAAGGTGACGTACTGCATAAACCAACGAATTTCAACTTCTTCATCGTGGAACCACCACTCATTTTCTTTGTTCTCCAGAATGGAACCCATGAGTCCAATATTATTAGGATTGATTGAGACCCATAGGATATCGCACACACCAATTGCTTGCAGCGTATGAGCAAGCAATTCACGGTACATCTCAGGGGACAAGGTATCTTCGTAGTCCTCATACGACAAGTCAATATTGTCAGGAGGATCTGCAAAAATCATTTTATATTTTTCGCCCGACTCCCAGAGGCGGTCACGAAAGTCACAGTTATAAAGTCGCATCAGTCACAGTCCCCTTGGATTCGATGGATAACATTTTCAACTTCATCTCTTTCTTCTCGGCTTACAGAATAAAGGAGTTCCCACAAAGCGTCAATGATCAAATTGAAATCTTCTTCGCTTATACTGATTACTCTATTCATAATATCTCCGCAAAATCTATTGCTCGGTCCCACATGTAGGATGTGGGTTCAAACCTAGCACAAGGTGACATCCTTTCAGAGTAGGCATATAATTCGTCATTGAAATGAGGATCAAATGTGCATCCAAAGTCAATCAACGTAGTATAATTCCATGGATATAATAGCAGTTTTTCTCCACCATGATTGGTACAATTCTTATACCGAATCTTCAGTAGACAGTAGCCACGAACATCCTGATGCTTCAGAATTTCATAATCAGACATATCCGGCACCCCGGAATCAGAACTACTCTTTTTCATGCAACCCATTACTTATACCTTTCGACCAGGATGCGACTCAAGGTACAAATGGCAAACAATGACATTTGCCTCATGATGTTAATGTCAACCTCGACAGTCTTCTCCTCTTTCTCAGGATCGGTCTTCATCATTGTTGCATAAGCCTCCAGGATGCTCTCAAGCTGTCCCGAATCCAGATCTTTCACGTAGGACTTGGCCGACTTATTCATGTCAATCCCTAGCTTGTAGAAGGCGTCCCGCCTTGCTTTCTTCTGTTGCCTCACATTCAATTTATTCTTCGCTACTGGAATCGGCTGATTCATCGGATACCTTTCTGGTTACAATATGAAGTTCGGCAGCCCAATCGCCGGGCTCAATCGAACAGTCTGCATCATAAAATGAAATCACAAATGTGGCGCTCGGCAACCCCCTCTGCTCTGCGTCATTTGAACAGGCATTGGCCAAATCAACAAGACCTTGCCTAATGGATTCATTGTCGCCAAAAGCCATGATTCTGTCTACACAATCTTGATGGATCAAAATACACTCCTTTCAAACACGTATGCGTCCACAGATTCTCCATACATGATGCCGTAGTTGTTAATAACCTCTCCAGTCGGATTAAACCCGACCTTATTCAGGAATCCAACCACATTGTCAGGATCATCTGGGATGCAATGTAATTCTGGCACACTAATCTGAATCTTGTTTGCCTTTTGACGGCGAGCGTCTTGAACACAACTGTCTATCAAAATCCTGGCCAATCCTTTGCGCCGATAGTGTGGCAAAATACCTAGACGAAGAAATTTGACAATTTGATCATTTATATGTTGCCACATTGCAAAACCAACAGGCTTTCGGGCCAACTCCATTACCACCACTCTAGGCTCTCTGCTGCGCCCTGAACCGTTCACCAGAGCCTGCCAATTCTCAATCGATAGAGGATAATTGTACGTCTTGATATCGAGAGCCACCAAAGTGTTAATATCAGTTGGTCTAGATAACCTTATGAGGGGCTCGTTCATTTGAATTTATATCCTTCCTCTCTAGCAGACCTAAGTGCCGGATGCAGATCGATGGGCATCCGTGCCTGTCTGTCTAGCAACTCGCATAATTCATCAGACTCCTCCCGAGTCATGTCATCAAAGATGTGACCACTTTTTATTGTAGCCCAACAGGTTGTGATTCTGGTCAACAAGGAATCCTGGTAGGCTTCGCTGACGCGATTCATGTGTGTGGCAAATTTGGCGCGGGGCAGGTCGCGAGTTTTTACAGGTCGGCAAGCAATCTGCTCCATCCGCACAACAAAGTTCTCAGAGCCAACAGGCTCTCCCAGAAGCCAAGCATAAATAGCCAACTGGTCGGCCCAGTAGTCACACTTCTCTTCAAGATACAAATCCTCCACCATAACATCCTTGTAGGCATCGCCACGGTAATTCTTGTACGGCTTCCCATTGGTAGTTGAATTATAAATATCCCTGGCAATCTGGTATCCTTTGAACGGAGAGGCTCCATATTTTGAAGTAGACCCATTGACCTTCCAGTCAGTGACTACATGCACTTCTTGCTTGGTGATGTACCGAAGGTCAGGCTTGCCGAGCATAGGTACTCCCTCGATTTCTCCTTCGACTGTGAACTCCATTTCAGGGGCATAAGGACTCCTGGATATGTCTGCAAGGAGGGCACCGTAACTTCCACACTCGACGTATTGCTGGAAGAGATCCTCACCTCGTTCCCTGGCAATGTCTCGAACAAATTCTTCGACTTGGGACTCGAATATAGTTTCGCGATCATACATTGTTCCTTTCGTGGCCTCAGCACCAAAAATATCTGAATGAATTTGATGCTTAACAAAACCATCAAAGGCCGAACCTACAGCCATGAATGTTTCTTGTGGCGGTCTCTGCGTCTTAACGTCACACAGATATCGCTCATAAAATTCTCGACGATTTTTCTCAAACTTGGCCAAGCTAGATGGCGATAAGTATTTGGGTGTTCTCATTATTTTCTCCTTTTAACCAAGTCGACCATAACATCTAATGAAAATCGATAACCAGGAAGTGCTGCGTCATAGTGACAACTATATCTAACAGGCAGGATTTCATGAAATACTTTTTGTATACGCATACGGCCAACTGCCTCAAAATTATATGAAACAATAAAATCACAATTGTTCATAAATTCAGCTAGCTGACGTAATGCAGGTAATATATATTCTTCATAGAAGATATAGTATCCGTCTTCTCTTTTTACCAGAGCTTGGCTATCATGCTCTGACAAACCCCATTGACAATACAAATGATCTCCAGGCTTTTCGCTATCAGAAAACATCTTTTTTTGAGTCTCTTCAGGACACCTGATCACTGGCACCTTAACCAGCTTCAAAAGTTCATCGGCCAAATTCAATCTCATACCATCTAATGCCAAAAAATCAGTCACTTTAATCCTCAAATTGGTAACCAGTCAGTTCTAGATCCTTACCCCACCGATCCTCAACTAATTTTTGATTCCCAGGACTATAATATTCCCTGTAATCTTGGGATCTATTCGACTTGCCGACATGCTCTAGTTCTGTTACTTCCATTCCTAATTCGTCTTGGAGAATAGGAATCACAGAACCAATGACTTCAAAAGGAATTGTATAATTGGAATAAGGGACGCCAAAATGGTATAGTTCAGGGTCAAGATATTGGTGGCCACGGCACATAATTTTATTGAGCCACCTACCAAAATCTTTTTGTGATACAGCGGTCTCCGTGAGTCCCTCTGCCTCGGAATTATATGCTGACGGCATAGCTCTAGCATACCATGAAACCAAAACATCAAACATATTACGTTTGACACAGGAGACCATTCCACCATACTCCAAAAACATCTCACACACTTCAACATCCATGTCATGATGCCCGCCCAGCATCAAAGTGCCACCTTTGTGTAAAGCCTGAGAGACCGCCCTGGAAGCCGTTCGAGGGTGTGCAAGAAAGACAAAACCACCTTTGCCATTCTCCCGCAAAAGATCCTCATTTCTCTCTGCCCATCTTTTCCATTGGCTTGGGCCTATCACACCCGGCTTCACCGGTCCTTGAGGCAAATGTTTTCCGTAGATATACATCAAAGATCTCCAAACACAGCAGGTAATTTCTCACAGAGCCTGTCATACAGGCTGCCAAAGATTCCACGAATCTCCCATTGCGCGTGAGGGTTCAAAGCACGCTCTTGAAATATGTGCCGCCACATACGCAAGTTTGCAGTCATGACAATCTCAGTCTTGCTCGCATTTGGCAGAACGAATCTGGCATCCTCTGGCTTTACTTTACGCAGAATCAATTCTAGGTACTGCCTATAAGCAGTATCCATTGCCCACAACCAAGCCTGTTGCTCCGGAACCATTGTTATCGAGCATTGGTCTTTATTGCATCGGTACAGATTGGTATAAACATATTCTCCAGGCTCAAAACCTATACTAGGTGGACAAATTACTTTGAAGCTATCCTTTTTTCCGTAATTGCAATACCGCTGACTCTCCTGGCTGTAAGAGGCCAGACGATGCCTTACGATCTGATGCGAGCAAGCCCTGCTGCACACAATCCGGACGCTAATGCTCTCATGCTCCAAGACCGAAACATGGTTGTTTCGACAGATCATACGCACAAACTTGTCGGCAGACTCATCTGTGATTCGTTCCTCACTTTTGTAACAAGTGCGACCTGCCAATTCCAATCGGCGTGTTATCTCATCGAAGTAAGGACCATCATCGATCCAAGACCATCCAGGCTCTACGATTGTGATCATTTTCCGGTGCTCCCAAAGCCGCCTTCTCCTCTCGCCGTTGCCTCCAAGTCGGACACTTCGGCTACAGGGAAATTGGCACAAGGTGTGATGATGACCTGAGCTACACGGTTTCCTTTTTTGATACAATAAAAATTGTTTTCAGTATTGTGGAGCAACACTTTCCATTCTCCACGATAATCGGAATCAATGACTCCACCGAGCACAGTGAGGCCATAATCACAGGCCAAGCCGGATCGGTCGGCAATGCGACCATAGTAGCCCTTGGGAATGGCAGCTTTGATATCCAATGGAATCACGCCTACTTCTCCGGATCGGATATATACCTCCTCAGCAGCATACAAGTCATATCCTGCTGCTTCACCACTTCCCTTGGTTGGCAGGGTTCCGTTGCAGCCGACTTCGACTGAAAATAGCGGAATTGATTCGAGCAAATTAGGATGGACTTCTCCAACAGTCTCGGTCCACTTTCTCACGAGTTCTTCACGGTCATGTTTCTTCGACAATTCTTCCTCTTCATACTCCTTCAACAATCCTTTTGTATTCTTTCGTAGCTCACGACGTAACTCTCTGGCGATTTGTACTCCAATTGTTTCTTTAGTCTCCACAAGATCCTCCCTTAGTTATGTCGCACACATCTGTGGTCTGTTCGACCATTTCGGTGCCGGTTGCTTTGACAGCTTCATCGTAGGACACAGGAGTCAGAGGCTGCCCGTCTCTGGCCCCGTCAGGGTAACATGTGATTCCACGGAGCCCAGGAAGATACTTAATCAGCATATCCCCGAAGGCCCGTACTGTACCATCATTATTGTGTTCAGATCCCCAGTGTGGTAGATTAACAGTTGAACTGATTCCATGGTCCACCACTTGCTGAATCCAATGCTGGAAGTTCACTCGTCGTTCCACATCCGCAGACAAATCAAAGGCATCCTCGATAGCATCTGGCCTCACCCCATTATCAATCAATCGCTTGGCAGTTGGATCTATCACATACTGGTAATGCCAAGTTGTGTGCTTCAAATATCGTCTCTTATAAGCCACACAAAAGACAGGCTCAATGCCGCCAGTTGTCTCCGCTATAATAGAAATAGTGCCAGTTGGTGCAATAGCTCTGGTCTTTTTTGGGCGTGAGATTTCATATTCATCGGCCAACCGATGAGCAATTTTAGTGGCCTTCTTATATTCTTTGAGCCACTGCCATAATTCATCATCTGGCGCATAAGGCTTGCCTCGCTTCAGCAGCCACTCGTGTACTCCCATTAGGCCCAAACCGAGGCGACGATTCTTAGTTCTAATTTTGTCTACCTGAGAGTAAGGCACGTCGGAGTACATGGTGCCAGCCAACAGGTAATTTACCCCTAGCTCAACCAGATCCTTGAACTCCTCAAGAGTATCGATACGTGCCAGATTCAGGGAACCTAGATTGCAAATATCGTCTTCATGCGACGAAGTGACTTCGGTACAGGCGTTCCGATAAACCTCATTAGATTCTCTGCCACAGTTGACAGAGAACCCAGGTTCCCCGGTTACCACCATCTGTTTGATGGTATCCCAGTACACAATATTAGCTAAAGAATATTGTGGATGCTTTTCGTCAGCATACGCCGAAAAGAAATCATCATTTAATCCTGTCGATATATTTGTGTAATCCAGTGTGGCTGGAAAATTGAAATCCTCTTTCTTTAGCGCCCTAACGGCATCAGACCAATCCTTGATATGTATGAACTTATGTATATCAGGGTGATTCCACCTGAGACCAGCCCAAATAGCTGAGCGGCGACTGCCGCCTTGCATAATCCCTCTGCCGCACTCATTAAGCATTTGCATCAAGGCAATGGGTCCGGTAGCCTTACCGCCTGTTTTGCGGATAATAGAACCTTCTGCGCGGATATCACTATACTCCACGCCAATTCCCGCACCCGTCATTAAAGCCATAGAACTTTTTTGGAGGAGATCTGACCACCCCTCCCTGGAGTCGTGCGCGCCCAGGAGAAGGCAATTCTGTACCTGATGATACTGGCGTCCGCTTGCATACAGGTAACGTCCTCCAGGAAGGAATTTCTTCTGCGAGATAGCTCGGCAGGTATCCTGCGCTATCTTGTTCCTCATTGTAATACCGATGGCTCTTAACGGGTGTTTGGTAGCTCTGTAGGCGATGTTCTCCCACGTCTCTTTTTCTCCTTCTTCAAGTTTATGTGCATACTTGTGTTGCATTATCTTCAATGCAAACTCTGACATTTCACACATTTATTTATTCCTTATCCTAATATGATGAACCATGAGGATGGCACAAGAAAGGAAGGACTCATCTTTGTCCTGCCATTTATTGTCTCTCCACCATAGACTAGGCTCTGTTTCAATGATGAGAGTGCGTACCCACTCTTTTCGGTTTCCTCCCTTTGGCCTCAGTGAGACAGTAATTAACCATCGAGGAGGGTCATAGTCATAATCGCGAAGTGGCATTTCAACCTCCAAAGAAAACAGACCAAGCCCAACAATAGGCAGAATACCATGCGGCTAGGAATATGAATACGATAGACACATAAAAAGTCAACGTAAGAAAGAAGCACGTAATGCTTATCCACTCTTTCATCTCTTTCAATAGTTCCTTTATCATCAGTTCCCCTATATATCCATGAACAATACAAAGCACACGACAACAACCAACGCGACCACTACTAATATTGAAAACGCCATTATCAGTTACTCTTTCTGTTATATCGAGCGTCTTTAGGAATCCCTGAGTCACTCAATTCCCGATATGTAAACGTCACACAATCTCCTAGCTTGAACAATTTACCCTCGACGCCCTCCGGCATAATCTGCCCTGGATTCTTAGCAGCATGGTCCGATGCCATGACACTACTAAACTCTCTTTCATCGTTAGTGAGCCCAGCCAATTCGAGCCTCTTGCCCTTATAGTTCAGCACTAAGGCACCGATCATGCCTAGCAACTTGCTCCCCTTATCTGTCTCAGCACCAGAAGTGAATCCCACAATAATACCCTCATCATCCAGGGCTCCTTTGACCTTGAGCCCGGAATAATTTCTCTGGGGCTCCCACTTGCTGCTCGGATCTCGAAGAAATAATCCCTCCCCGCCTTCGAGGATGACTTTCTCTTTGCGTCCCAATATCACAGCCAAGGCATCATCATTATCCTCTGGAAGTTTTGTCTGGTGGATTAGAAATGTCGTCTCATTGAAGTTGTCAACCCATTCGTTTAAGTTGGCCAACTCCACGGCAAACGTGGGACCCCCAGTCAGCGTGAACCAATCTTCCTTTTGCCCTATATCCAAATCGTCCAGCCATTGCACAACGCCACGAACATCTGTCAATTGTTGACTATTCTTTATTTCGCCATCTTGCGCAAACGACTTGAAGTCTGGCGTGCCAAAAATCCCATAGCGGATATTTTCCCATTCGGAATCTACTGGCACCTTCTTCTTAATGATGCTCATAACCTTCTGAAAATTGCCGCGACCGGCCCAGAGTTCTCCATCTAGAGGAGTACATGGAAGAGTATTCAGGAACCAATCTGGAGCCATAATAGGATTACCGTAGCGGCTCCAGAGGCCGGTTGCAACTGGTTTAATTCGCTTCTTAGGCTGACCATTCTTTGGATTCAGGAGTCCAGCCCAAGGCACTTTGTGGGTCAAAAGTTCGCGAGTCAACCCACCATCCCAAAAGCACCTGCCACCATCTAGCTTTTCACTCATATACCAGCCACTTATTTGATGCTTCTCAGGATCAAATTTTTGGCTCAACATTAGCAATGTTCTTCGGGCCATTTAATTTTCCTTTTTCTTGGTAATGAAGAGTCTCGGTGCGTGCTTGCGTATTTTTGTCCTAGTGAGTATTTTCTCCAACTCATCAATGTACTTATTTTGACAGGAGATGATGTGCATATCGTGGGAGACCATTTTCTGTAGCTCACCAGACCACTCCTGCTCCAGCCGCAAATGTGACGCAGAGATCGTCCATGAGGCAATCAGAAACAATGAAAAAATACATTGTATGACAACCCAGAATCCAAGCGTGTCAAAACTCTTATCAAATCTCATTTTTCAATCCTCATTGCAGGGGTTGGCAAGTGATTTTCCTCGATGTACTCCTCTAGGTATTCAATGTGGCTTTCAAGTTTCTCGATCTTAGCAGACACCTCAACGTAGCCAGAAAACATCATAGCAGCGCCAACGATAATCATAAATAAGGCAAACAGAAAGACTGGAAAAGCATCACAAAAGATTCTGTGTAAAAAATTAGGAACGATGATTTTCATATTTCACCCAATATTTTTGAGACATTGTTGATGGCTTGAATCTCTTCTTCGGTCAAATCTTCTTCCTCCAGTCCGTGGTCGTTAGACATACACATGAGTATGACTGATCTAAAACTCTCCCTATCCTGGCGACTAAGAGATTCGAGATCATCTAGCATATCGACCCAATCTAGCTCATCGTCTATTCTGCCCATATCAAGATCTTCCCTAATGTTCTGCGCATAATTGTATTCAACTTCGCAGCCGCTGTCTGCCAGTCTATAATTGGTTGATCGGCTGGCCGAGAACATCGCCCGAGAATCATTCAGCATCTTTTCTATCTCAGAGCGGATTGCCCACCAAAGCGCTCCTTGAAAACTGGAAATCTCTGTGTCAATTTTCAATCTATTTACAACTTTGAGTGTAGCTACAAATCCTTCAGAGACCATATCTTCCTCAAACCTTTGAGTCTCAGGCCAGTTGGCCAGAAACCTGCCTACCAGTATACTCACAAAGTGCGAATAGCCCAAGACGATTTTGTCTTTGCCTTCTTGTCTGATCTCCTCGGTCCCTCCATAAAGCATCTTTTTTCTAGCGGCATCAAAATCTTCATTGGAAATACTTTTGCATCCGTTTAACAGCGGGTGGTCTACTTTGACGCATTTTTTCTGTATGTCTGATAGTCTTATTATTTTCATATTTGGTGCATTTTCAGAAACTTTTTTATCACAAAATTGGGCGCAGGCACTAGACCTACCAAAGATCCCTCTGAGTTTCTGTGTAGCAATTCGTAGCTTCGTCCTGTACTTGGGTCGTGCGCCTTTCGGTTTAACCATGATATTGCGTGTGGGATTCCGTTTTGGTTTTTGCCTATCAATACACCATCCGCATCCATCAAATGACAAGCAAATCTGATATCAAGATTACGATAATACCGTTCAAAAGTTATGAGTGTCTGTTTATCAGTAATAGGATTCAAAGATGCCGGGTATAAATGAATCTCTGTGAAGGCATATTCTTCAGAAAAATATTCAATCAATTCTTGCGTATTAAATCCACGCTCGCTTCCATCATGCCCAAGCCATTCAATGGCCGATGCAGGATTAGTTTGTGTGGCATGACAAAAGGCATCAAGGACACAAGACTTCTCATTAAGTTTCGATATTGGTACAATTGTCTCCATGCTGCTATTATACCCCTCCAGAGGTAGAAAGTCAAGTATTTTCTTCTAAAATTTCCTGAATAATTTCCTCCGGGTCATCCAGGTATCGGTCGTATCTGGGTTTCCAGTAATCCCTGAAATTAGGAGGCTTAAATAGTTTAGCATACCACTCTTCAGAGGGGTACATCATGATCCACACTCCAAGGCCCCTGGCTTCCCATTTAGGCCACTTCTGACACTGTCGCTTGGTGTACTCATGTTTACCTTCTACCTTTACATCGATCCATCGGTGCATATCCAAGCCCTCATTCCAACAGTAGAGGTCAGGGATGCCGTGCTGAAAAGCATTTCCGTGCATCTTCTCTACCATCCAACCGCGCTGCTCAAGGAAAGTTATAATCTTGTCCTGGAGCAAATCCTCTGGTCGGCTGCGGAATCTAGGCTTCCTCATGATGCGTCAATAATCTCAAGTATTGGCTCCACTTTAACATCAGTCATGTTTCTCACATAGATATCCGAAAGGATAATACCTTCAATATATTTCGCCATACTGCGTGCATGTTGCTCAGAAGACACATCTTCTGCGTGGCCAAATCCTTTCACAGTTACTTGCAAGTACACTGTCTCAATCATAATTTATCTGTCGTTTCTCTTGCGCGTTGGAAAATAGAACTGCCAACCATCTCACCTCCATCATACTCAAATTCCACAATCGGCCCAGCTTCCCAAATATATTCACCAGTTTCACAAATGAATTTGACCATCAGATAGTCATTCATTTTAGGCTGTCTCCTTGCCTTGCCACCGGATGGTACTGCGAACCAAATATCCGCTATGTCTTTCCGTTTTTCGGGAAACCATTCTGGTTCATGTATGTTGAGACCTTCGATAGTAAGTGTGCGAAATGTCGCACCACTTTCAGAGATTACTGCAATTTTGATTTTCATAATTTATCTCTTTACAAGATGAGAACAACATCTCATCTTCTAGAAGTTTCAGAGCTTCCTTAGCCCATTCTTCAGGAATAAATGGCCCATTTGGATCAATAGGCGTAAGCGGTCTACTTTTTATTACCAAAGGAAGTGCGTCCGGTTTCGGCATCCCAGGCATCAAAACAAACCCAGCAGTGGCCGCAAGACCACCGCTGAGCCATTTCATAAAATCACGCCTGTTACCCTGCGGTAGCATAGTTCTCCTCATAGATTCTATGGGCCTTGCCGTCCATGTCAACTCCCAAAAGATCCAGCAGTCTCTCGCGCTTGTGCGCGTTCCACCCTACGATCCCAGACTGGCAGCATAGTGCTCTTAGTTGCGGCGTGGTAAGACTGACTACCCATGTCTGAAACTCATCGTTGCATGTTACTGTTCGGCTCATTGTATCTCCAAATTAAGTCTTGCATGGCTTCTACAAGAGTCATGCTTAAATGAACTGCTAAGTAAAATTTCCTTTCTTCACTACTACCTTGAGTCGGTCGAATACAAATTTCCTCTATGCGGTACTCATGGACCGTTAGAACTGCCGGTCTCCTGCCACATGGCGAAGGGTCAGTTAGCCTCAGAATCGGACAGTGAGTGGTATTCATTATCCTTCCGTCAAGAGACTCCGGTCCACCAACCACCAAAACATTGATATTATTCATCACATACTCCATCCGATAATGCGGCCATTTTCTCCGTCGCCTTTTTCGGCCCAAGATTTGTTTCCAGTGAACCACTCGATAGATGTTAATGGCACATACTTAACCTGCTCAGCCACTTTGTCCTCAATCCGCTGTTCGATCTCTTTAACAATTTCAGCCGCGCTGACCGCAGCAATTTCATCATGCACGCTCATGAGAGTCAATTTATAATCATGGATGCCTTGCGGCTGGGTTTCCCATATTGCGGCCTGAGTGCCAATGGTGAGTTCGCGACCGGTACTCTGAATAACATGATTATTGGCCGCGCGGATAATCTTATTCTGGATCGAGAAGCACGCACCATACAAAGCCGAGGAAATTGCGCCGACAATAGTCTGTACCCTATTCCGGTCTTTCCTATCCCGCTGTACCTTTAGTGTCAACTTCTGCCATTTCGGCGGAAGATTTTTGACTGTGTCCCAAACCATTCGTTGAATCTTATACTCTGTCTCAAAGTATCGACGGAAACCATAAATAGATTCTATATATTTATCCTTTACTTCGTGGTATGTCATGGAACTATCTGCGCCTTGCTTGATCGAAGAAAACCTATCAGTAATTCCTTTCTTGGTCGCAGCCATTTGGGGGTATTTTCTAAGGATTTTATTAAAAGCCTTTCTGGCTATTTCCTCATCCACATTACAGTTGCGGGCCAATGTCCCAAATGTGCCACCATACAAAGTCAGAAATACGGCAGACTTACCTTTACCGTATCTTTCGTCCCCTTCCTCAGAGTGGTAAGTCTCCATGATTTCTTCGTATGTTGACTCATATAGTTCGGCGGCAAACTCCGCATGAAAGGATCTACCAGACTTCAAAGAATCCATTAGATCCTTATCATTCATAACAGTGGCCGCAATAGCAACCTCCTGACTTGAATAATCGCCAGCCGATAATATCAACCCTGGATCTGCGAGTACAAACAAGGATCGGACTGCTGGAGAATGATCGATTCCGTGGAAATTAAGTCCTCCTGCGCCGGACATTCTTCCGCTCTTTGCTCCAATGACGTTGAAGTCTGGATATGCCCTGCGGGCAAGAAGCAATTTATTGAAAAGCTCGACTCGCTTGGTATGCCGTCGAATCTTTTCGATATGCTCCAGCCGTCCAACAACAGGCATTGCTCCTGGACCGCAATAGCCAAGGCCGTTGCATCTTTGGCAATCTCCACCATTCTCTCCTTGAACTCCTCCATCCCCCGTCTCTCCTCTACCTTCTTCTTCATCTCGACAAAAACATTCTTCTCGTTCATCTAAAACAAACTCCTTTTTAAGTATATCTATTACTTTCTGGTCACAACCGCCAGCCAGTAGAAGCTGTTCTTCAGGATCTAACGCTGCTGACACGAATCCTAGCACTTGCTTGGGTGAATTTACATTCAATTTTGCACCGCCTACTATCTTCAGTGATTCTTCCGACAACTTCTTTGTCCCTGCTAGATCGACAGCGAATCCACGAAGACGAACAGACGCTACCTGACAGGCCAACAGGGAATCACGATCCTCGACCGGTGCGTCGAAGTATGTATACAGCTTGCTGAGCATCACAATGTCATCTTCGGCATACTCTTGGGCTTTAGTATTTCTCGCCCAGTGTTCAATATGACTTTTCAATAACGCTGGCCAAGTAGGCTTATCTTCATAGAGCCAATCTCTCTCAGCGTTAGTCAATAGCTTGACAAATGGTGCATATCCTAGTTCGGCTGGTGCAGTGGCGTGAGCAATATCTTCAAATTTGTGTTCGACATTATGGTCGCATAGAAATGCCGCCAGATGCTTCAAAGAATTGCTAGGAGTAAATGATAGTTTGAGATCTTGGAATCCAAGATCAAGTTCTCCTGTTTCTGTATGACAGTCAGATATAGACCACCTTGGACCATTTGGCTTACTTCTCTTGGCGAACAAAATCCACGGCAGGGCTTGGGCTTTCTCCTCCAGCATACATCGCAACGGCTCTGCTAGGCCAATGGGAACCCTGCGAATCCAGATAGGCTTGGCATCCATCAGGCTGGATTGGTATTTTCCCTGTTGCGCCAGAATCATGGTATCCACGCAGGCCCTTGGCTTGAGGCACTTGCCTAACCGAGAAGTGTACTCCATCTCTGCCCAGTAATCCATGTTGAAGTCCGTAGGACGAAACAGCCTGCCTGCTGCGTCTTGTTGGTTAAACATATTGTAAATCTTGGACAGATGGAACCAGTCGAACCGCGCATTGTGAAACACCACCAACCCATCGACGAACATCTCAATCAAGTCTAAGGTGGACTGAATTGGCTCTAGCCAAATGTGATGGAGGTGTACGGGTCCGCCGTGCTCGGCCCATTGAATAGTGACCGGGACTCCATGGAAACCGCAAGTCTCTGTATCAATCAGATGTGTCTTCATTTCGCAGATCAAACGCTCTAGCTTGTTCGGCTTGTTCTTCAGAGATATATATGCCGCCTAGTCGGCAGCCCATATATCCATACTTATCTACTTTGTCAAACAGGGCTTTATTGCCGCTTATCTTAACGACATTCCTTTTCTCAATTGTGCCTCCCACTACATCATTGGCCGGATATACATATACTAATATCATTGCTCGTTATCCTTGATGAGAGTCATCAATAAAGTCTCGCTAATTTCGCCAAGAGCCCAGCGCAGAACATGCACATGTTGCATCATGTCGATTTCCATCAGCCTAGTCATCAAAGCCTGCACCTGCTTCTTAGGACGAATGGCTTTCCGGTTTGAGTATTTCTCAGCCATTTCCTGTGTTGTCATGCCTTCTTGCTTACCCTGTACGATAAGCGCTGCGGTCGCTTTCTGCTCTGCCTCTGTCTTGGAAAGCAACATGTTCACATCAGCCGCCGACAAGTATCCTGCTTCGACCTGCGCAATAACCTCTTCAGGTAGTCTCCACACTTGCCATCGGTTTCGGACCCATCCTCTTGATTTGCCGATTTCACGAGAAATTACAAGGTCGCTAATATCTGGATCGTATGCCCTATATAGCATACGACATTGTTCCCAATATTCAGGGTTTTCCCTCTCCAGATTCTCGACAATATTAAGCACCTTGGATTTGTGCTCATCGACTTCCCTGACATGGCACTCAACCTCAGTGTGGCCCAAAATAGTGGCGCAGGCAACCATTCTACGATAGCCAACAACAAGCTGGTACGCATAAACGGTTTCATGCTCTATTGGTCTGACCACCAACGGATGTATCAAACCATGTGTAGCAATAGAAGCCGCAAGCTCTGCACAGGAGTCCGGCGAAAACTCATCACGAGAGACATTTTTGCTATGGTCTACCAGTATATTTGCTACTGGAATCTTCATCAACGCGCTCCTGTATATGGGGCTAATGAACATTTCTCGCCGCACGACCCAGTCATAAGTCGGCAATCTTGAACAACACACATCGTTTCCGATACCCCACCCTCTACCCGGTCTATTGTCTGCACTCGCACCAAAACAGTTTTAACACTGACTTTGGATGCGTAGGTGCGAGTAATCGCCAAGTCGTCGGACGTAGAATCAAGTAAATGCCACATTTTTTATTCCCTGTAAAAGCCATCGTAGTCATTGTAATTAGCTGAACCGGCATCCCAAGCACCGTGTTCTCTCACCATTGGCTCCCAGCCATATTGTTCATACTCATCCATTGAATCATCTCTGGGAGGGCACCCAATATCGCTTGGTCTCATGTATTCAATAGAGGATGCGTGCGGTCTCCCTGATTCTGGGTGGTGGTTGACCAGCCGGGTTCCAGGAGGCCGAGGTCCAAGGAACGCCGCAGCCAGAATATCGATGATGGCAAAGCGTCCTGTGATTCCACATCTATCCAGAGTAACATGGGTCTGCGATGAGGAATTGAATAATACAGCCTCCGGGTCTGTCGGTTTTCCCTCAGAGAACATGCCATCACTGCTGATAACATACTCTCCCTCGAATCCAGGGACTTCTTTCCAAATGCGGTCCATTTTATTTCTCCATTATCTGATAACGTACCGGACCAGCTTTCTCGCCCTCTGTACGCATTTTAATCGGTAACCGCCACGTCACCCCATTGTGCTTATGGACTCCAAAGATAGTCTGCGAAGGACTCCCGGCTTCATCAATGTTCTGATAGCTGTACTGGTCACATGCCAGCCACGCGCCGTTGCCGAGCATCGTCGCACCGCCTGAGACCTGGACTTGGCCCTCGGTGTGGAAGTGGCCAGAACAGAAGTAATGGACCGCTCCCTTGTGCAACGGCACAATGGTCTGCGACTTGCGCTTCGCACGAGCCCAGGTCTCGGAACTGCCTTTCTTCCCATGCCCATGATGGCAGAAGAAGTTCCATCCCTCGATCTCTTTGATCGTGCTGAGCCCCGCTGGGAACTCGAACTTCACGTTCTTGAGATTCTGGCAATGTACCTGAGCGATCTTCATAATCAGAGTGTCGTGATTCGCGGCCACGCTCTGTGTGTGGAACTCAATTTTATCGGTGAGGCGTCCGTGATTGCCAACGATGCTCAAGATCTCAATCTCGGCAAAGTAGGCAGACAACTCTGCGAACATCTGCGAGAACAACTGCGCAATGGCCAAATCATTGGTGAATGGATCTCCAAAATACGAACGTCGGTCGGCATTGTGGATTTGCCCAGAGGTGTAGTCGCCGAGCCCCAAGATAACCAACTTGCGGAACTTGAAGTTCGATAACGAAACCATAGTGAACTTTAGCAATTCATCAATCAGAACCTCGGCCCGACGCGCCGCCACCGGGAAATCGAAATCTTCTAGGCCGTCGACCTCTTCCGGGGTGACTACTTGGTCACAGTGAGGGTCAGACAGCATTAGCACCAAAGTCTCTTCAATGGCTTGGCCGCTTATCTTCGGCAGCTTAACCGGCTTGACGGCCCGGATAGGGGTGATGATTGGTGAGAGTTGCTCCACAATCCCGTCGACAACGGCAATCCGCTTGCTGGCTGCCTTGAGTTGCCGCTTCAGCAAATTACGCTCTTGGCGGCAGTTCTCAAGTTGGCCAAACAAGGCGACATTTTGAGTTTCCAGATTCAGATGCTTGGGCTGTCCACCAGGAATCCGTTGTGCCTGCAATAATGGCTCAACTGCTTTGTAAGATCTGTTAGTGGCAATATCGCTGACCATAGAACGACTGATGCCAAACTTCTCTCCAATCTCTTTTTGGGTCAGTTTGTTTTCGAGAAGAAGTTGCTTGATCTTTTTTACATTGCTAAGTTTCATTATTGCTCCCGTTGATTATTATATGCCACTGCTTCTGTTGACTGTTATACTCCTGCGTCAAAATATCTACTACCTTACGTTTGAAATCCGGCCAATCCCTAAGCATCTTATCTGGGTCTCGTGGCGCAGGCACTAAATGATCTGGAATGTTCATATTCTTTTCATCTAGGATCATGTTATTGCTCCACGAATGGGTTAAGTATGGTTACGGGCTCGACATATCTGGTTGTTATGTAATCTCGACTATAGGTCACTCTAGACCGTGACGCATTAGCCGGTATCCTCGGACTCGGATAATATGTCCTCTTTCTCTCTTTCCGGCGCGGACGATAGTAATATGATTCAGGTACCACATATATTACTTTAGGGCCTGGACAAGGACGCTTGCGGGGTGGGCGCAAGTCATAGTCAGGGAATTGATAAGCCGATGCACTGGAGCACATCAAAGCGATGATTGTGATTATAATGTATCTCATACTAATATTATATCCTGTAGGATATACAATGTCAAGCAAAATCTTTCAATAAAATAAATTACTTCTTATCCAAACCTTCCCAAGTACCAGAATACTCGACAAGTTCAACCTCCAAATCATGATCAGTATCTGGCACCATTTCGTCACGTAGAATTTTATCTACTTGTTCCATTAGCTTCAACGGATTCAGCCCAGAGACTCCAAATAAATTCACCTCTAATTTCACATAGCTCATTTTAGTCTCCTTGGTACTCAGACACCACTAATATGCTGGAGTGGCGTGTTTTGGAAAAATGCCTCAAAAAAGTGACTTATATATAGATTCTACGTCGACTGAAAAATCTCTCATCATCGAGCCTGGATTGGCAGAAGTAGGCGGCAGGCGTCCCTAAAACGGTCTGGGTGGAACTTGACAGAGACCTCACCGAAATCCCCATCTGCAACCACGGTTCCTAGTCGCTTCAGCTTGCGGACCACAGATTTATCGTTTGCAGCCGCTACTAGGAATTTGCCATCTTGGTAGATGTGGCCGAACTTGCAAATGAGGTTTATCGTATCATATTCGTGCTCTGTAATCTTCCACCCGGAGCCACGGGACAATTTTTTAATCGTCTTCATCTTCATCCTCCTCATCGAACCCAAGGGATTCTTCGATCACTCCTAGCGACAGGTGTTCAAGTTCTTTGTTATCATTCAGAGTATCCAGGACAAGTTGGTCCACTGGTAAGTGTATTAAATCAATGATGTTGGCTCCCAGGGTAATGTCCATCGACATACGATGAATCCGGTCTTGCATTTGAAGTCGGTGCTCAGCCGAGAAATTATTATCATAGAATAACAAGGTGTGAGCCAGCGTAAGGGTCAATCCAAAACGCGCGGAACCAGGGTTACAAACGAAGCACACTTTGCCGTGGTTCTCTTCCCAGAAATCCATGGGATCATCTTTGATAAAGCCTCCCTGATTATCATAACAACGCCATCCTCGACCATCTACACACGTCACAGCCCATCCACGACCTTTACACACATCTAGGATACGATCAATGCTGCCCTGGAAACTAGCTGCTACTACAAGCCTTCCATGTATCTCGTTTTCATCTAGTATATCTCGCAGAGCATTATCTTTTAGACATTTGACTCTTTTCGTCTGCCTCTTATAATCAGGGATAGTTTTGTTGCCAAGGCATCCTGGACAGGTTCCTTCATGTGGATAGTCGTATACGCCGGTGCCTTTACATACTGGACATTCTTTTTCACCGTCTGCGGCATTGACATATTGGAACCCGCTGGATAAGGCTCTCATCCAAGTCAAAGCTGTGATAGCATTTGGAGCAATCTTGCATAGTGACTTAGCCACACGAAGAGTCTTCTTAGACGGCTCCAAGTTGATTTTTCTATACTTCTTTGGCGGCAGTTTGAGCCAATCCTTTTTGCGATAGACAGGCATCAAACCTTTATACCTATTCGGTAGCCGCGCCACTTCTTCCTTACGCCACCCAGTTCGGCTGCTATGTTTAATCCCATCCATATCCTCAATATCTTCCATGATTGCATACCTGCGCTCAAATGCGCGGAAAGAGCCTTCTTTGATAAATCCAGGCCAAGCAATCTCGCACTGTGACCATAGATCAGTTGGATGCTTGGCGCTCGGCGTGCCAGATAAGAGAATTACATAGCCTTCTAATCCATGCTTCTCTCGGATAAGGTCAGCAATTGCTTGCGCAGCAATAGACCTCTTTGAAGTCGGAGTTTTGAGTGCAGATGATTCGTCAAAGAAAATACCGTCTGGCGGAATCAATCCATCAAACTCATAACGCATTATTTTGGTGAGTCTCTCATAGCTCATCATCCTAATTTTTATGCTAGGGTCTGAGCCCCACTTTTTGAACTCCCTCTCTACTGAGGCCAGTGCAGACTTGGGGCCAACAAACCACCATTCCTTCTTACCGGATCTTTCCATGATCTCTATGGCAGCCAGAGACTTGCCTAGCCCCTGCTCAGCAGCTAGTATTTGGTATCGATACTGTAGCCCACGACTGATCATGTCGATTTGCGCAGGCTTTATTTCTAAGCCTAATTGCTTAAACTGAGGTCGGTCGAACTGTTCCTTCTTCATCAATTCAAGAGGCCGTTTCCACCACACATACATATCCTCGCCCCAGAGATGCTGAAGCTGGAAGACATTGCGGTGGCAATTTTTGATCGACCACTTTTTGATGGGTGGTTCATCGCGACCGTGCCATTTGTAACCTGAGAAGGTTTTGATAGCTCGATTTAGAATCTTGGAGAACCCAATTTGCTGAAACCAAATATCATCTTCGTCCACTTTAAGTCCGACTGCGAACTTATAGATATACTTACCTTCTTGGACCTTCAGTTCTTTGCGAAGCAGGGACAAATTATTTCCTCTAAAGTAATGGGGCTTCTCTAATATGCCAATGGTGGCACGCCATGTACTCATCCATAGTATTGATACCTGCCCAGGGATATTTTTCTCTAATATTATTAAAATCTTTTTCTCGAAGTTGGGCAAGTATAAGCTCGGCGTGCGCAAAGGTATCAGTAGTGACTGCCACCACGTCATCATTGCAACAAATAACATGGACTATTTCAGGAGGCAAGATTCTTCTCCAGATATTTGATAGCTTTTGGCATTTCATCGAGTTCAGTCTCAAGATTAGGATCTTCTGAAACCTCTTTGTGAACCTCCATTATACATGGTAGATCATCAACTGTCAAGGATAATCTCGCAGTTTTATCTATTTTTATGCAGCCACCATAGTTCTTGGTGTTACATAGTTCTTTCTCATCTACCATATCGTGGTACACAGCGAAGCTCAAAACTCTACTGATTAAATCCTCCTCCGAAGGGCTCATAGGATAATAGCCTTCCTTGGACATAAAGACAAACATCTTTGAAATAGCTACTGCGTGCTTCTTCATTATCTTCATCATTATACCTTATCTTAGATTGGTAGGAGTATTCAAAAGCCAGAAGGAACAGCAGATCATTATAGCTGCAAAGATAGCTATGGACACCCACATATTATCTCCTCGCCACTGCAATCTGAATCAATCTGGCCACCACCTTGGCATCCTCTAAGGCGGTATGCGCAACCACACCCTCAAGACCAGCCCTCTTCATACATTCCTCTGTGTTGGGCAACTCTGAATCCTTCAGCGGGTTCCAGTACAATTCCCCAGGGTCAATAACCCGTCGACGGAATACCTTCTCCACGTCCCATCCTGGTAGGCATCGCAGAAACCGATCATCAAACCCAGCGTAATTCTTACCAGCCACATTGTAAGGGCCTCGATTCCCAAAATATGGTATCAGAAAATTATGAAGGTGGGCTCGTACCCATTCTGGTCTAAGAAACAGATATTTGTCTTCATCTCGCTCCGCGATGCGACGAAAGATTTCGGGGTGCATTGAGAGGGCGTAAGGCTCACCCTGATAAACCGGATGCACCACGTAGCAATGAAACTTTGGTGGATTCTCAAGCGGTGTCAGCCAGTCATCGATGACGGCCCCTACCTCAATCACTTGGCAGGTTTTCTCATCGAGACCAGTAGTCTCAATATCAACGGAAACAAAACGACAATCCATAGTTCTTCCTATTGTAAAATGTAATAATCACGGACGTAAAGCCAGTCTCGTTTCACCTCCGAGTCCATTGGGAGCACAGACCTACCTAATCTGATATGTGGCGGGCCATCACGGTCCCCAGGACACACATCCACACGACCAATTGTGCTAACTCTGGCATCAAGCCACCAGCACAGCGTATCTTCGTGGTTTACCGGGACTACTAACTCTATTAGTTTGCCTTCCAGTGAGGTTAATTTAATAGCATCTCCAAGATCTCTCATAATCTCACAACCTCCACTTATGGACACCATACAAATCTAATACTCCCATCAGGATTGAAACACCTATTAGCGATGACAAGCCGCTCTGATACCCGACGACAGCCCAAATCACATTACCGCAAAACATTAGCCACAGCCCACGCACCCTCTTATGGGCTATGTCAACACTGCCCAGTGCCATAACAGTGTTGCCGATCCAGCCAATGATATCAATCACTTATCCAGACCCCATATTTTGTAATCTTTTGCTCTCCCAGACACTTGAACAGCGAGGTCAAACGCATAGTTTGTTAGTTTTTGCACGCCTGGATAATCAAGAGTGTCGGCATCATCTGCTGGTGTATGGTACAACTGACTACCGTCTGTGTTAACGGTAATCACAGGGACTTTCACCATGACGAATGACCTATTATCGCTAGGTAATCTGCCTCCTCGATAAGTTACCGATGGTGCAAAATCATACTTTTCAAATATCTTGGCAAGATCCTTTTTAGGCCAACTCCTTTTAACCATTGGGGTAGTATCAAGATGGCCAAGCATATCCAGGTTTAAGGCAAAGACAGGCTGTGCATTGTCTTTATCAAAATCTCCATCAAATGGATTTTTGCAGAACACTTTGGAACCAATTATACCAACCTCTTCGGCTGTGAACCAGACAAATACCACAGACCGGGCAGGTTTGTCTGCCTGAAATCGTCTAGCCAATTCCAATAAAACAGCAGATCCGGAGGCATTATCATCAGCACCATTCATGATTTTGCCTCTCCTGATACCAAGGTGGTCTAGGTGGGCGCATACTACAATATACGTTTCAGAATGGGTTCCGTCAATGTATGCAATTAAATTATTACAATCAATTCCGGCAAATTTAACCGGCTGATAGAATGTTGGAACCCCTATTTTATCAAGGGCAGCCACAATATACTTCTGTGAATCGACCAGACCATCAGAGCCGATGCCACGGCCCTCCCTAGCATCATCTGCTAGGTATTCAATGTCTAACTTAATCTGATCTACTTGGGCGTAGGATAGAGTTGAAAAAAGTAATGCAAAAACAAATACAATAGTTCTCATTTTATCTCCAGGTCGTTACGTGGTTATGAGGGTGGTTAGGTGAGTGACCAACGTGTTTCTCCGTCAAAGTCGGAAACTTCGACAAATTCTGGGTCTTTCAGCCCCTTGGCAAATTTCATAGCGTCCCTGAAGTAGTCAAAATCCCTACTGTAGGTTTTGCCTTTATTGTCGGTCCAGATGACACAGAAGTCGTTTTCGTCGTACATGCCGGTTCTTTCGTTATACATGGTCTTTCTATTTCTCGGTTAGTGGTTGTGACTCCAACCATGTCAAGGTATCTTGGTCACCAATAACATGATTCAAATGTCCATTCAGCCTAAACAAGATTGAGTGAGTCCAAACCGCTTTCTCACTAATCTCCATGGTACTCTTGACTTCGTGGACAATTTCTTCATTTTCATCATTTGTCACTTTGTGGACGACTTCCAACGTGTCACCAGGATTAAGATATATCGGTGAGTGGAACTTGAACGAGCCTACAATTTCAATCATTTTATCTCCAGGTTAAATAGGAAACTCCCAATCCACAACTAATAGATCTCCGGCGAAACACTCCACATCCTTCTCGAATTTGGTTTCATATCCATACTTTGTAGTCCTAACTACTGCCACGCCTTTGTCGGCTACCGAGCCATCTTCTGATATCAGAACCCAATTAACCTTCTTGGATGATTGGTCAAACTGCCTCATTTATGCTCCAATAGAAGAAATGTGCCATCATGACTATCCCTGGTTTCCCAGCCCTCAAACAGGAACCCTAATCCCTTCTGGCACATGATAGTATACATCTGATTAAACGCTTGTCTGGTAGTGGGATACTGGTGTGAACCGCTCCCCTCGATTATGGCGTGAGTCCAATCCTCCAGGCTTCCAGAAATGAGCACACATCCTATCTCTTGTCTGAGAGACAAAGAAGTCGAAAGATGTGTCATACCTCTGGTATACTCTATAATCTCACGTAGATTATCAATCATACCGGCTACCAGGAATCCTATATGCGTTACGGCCCCGGACAGGTCCACATCCTTTCTTGCAAAATCACGTAGAATATTTATGTCATCAACCAGTTGACATAACCCAGGTCGCAAGTCTGCAACTTGTACGTGATTGATCCCTGTGACACTCCGTGAGGCATCCATAAATGCCCCGAGGTCTAAACGAGTCTCGGATACCAGGGCTACTCCAATCAAAATTGTTCCTCCTCCTCTTCAGTGTCTTCGATTACGAACCCAGGAACCCCGTTCCAAAGATAATCAAAGTTCACAGTTGCTTGTTCAGGTGACTCACCATAAGCGATGACACATTTCATAGGGTCAGGGTCACACTCAAACAAACATACCCATCTTGACCCATCTCTGGTGACTGATATAGGCAGTTGTCGGCTAGGTCGGAAAGTCGTCATAAGCGAGGCGACATTCAATTTTGCCCTCTGCAATTTTACTTTGAGAATCTGTTTCTTTAATTGTTGGATGCCAAACATTTTGTTCTCCGAATAAAAACTACCAATGGCTCATCCATGAGCCAGAGGCAGTCCACCCAAGATTAACGAGATTCGTCCTCGTCCGCAAGCTCCGGACCATTGGTTTCCGGATTCATAAACTTAACAATCTCCTCAATTATCGATTCGATATCTGGCAGATTGGTAATCGGAGCCGAGCACTTTCCAACTTGTGGCGCGTGCCAACTATACCGAGGACGTTCGATATATTTTGCCCTCAGAGTGAACGGGATGGGGTCTGCTGGCTCCACCCCTTTCCTTTCAGCGTCTTCCTCCGTCACAGGAAGATGTGCGCCCATGAGTCCGGATTCCATGCGGGCCGATTTGTTCCCGCAGAAGAACTCATAAAAAACTCCAGTATTGCGCTCAAACAACAAGAACGATGGACCCCACATGCAGCCAGAATCCTTCTCACCGGCGCGATCTACAATCTCCTGGTAGACCTCATCTTCCTCATCAAACACAGCCAACGGTGGCTCGGACGTAGTGTCCAATGCCTTGTTCCGACAGGCAAATGCCAATACGTCGATGCTATCTCCCAAATCAATAATACCATCGTCTCCAGTTGGTACACCATAGTGACCAGGAGCAATCAGACCTTTGTCGACAAACTTGCCCTTCGTGACAAGTTGCAATCGAGGAAGGAAGTTAGACTCAGCACCATACTTGGAAAAGTCAACTACGCTTGTCGATGGGAGGTTAGTTAAAGTGGCAGCCATTAAAGCATTACTCATCAGTTTTCTCTCTTTCAATAGAAGATTGTTCAGAAATCCGTTTTTTCAGTAATTCGGCTTCCTTTGCCTCTAACAACTCGCGGCGTTCGAGTTCTGTGGCTAATGAAGCCTTATCAGTTCTAGTACACCATTTCAGTGCTGCTTTCCAGCCATCCAAAGCAGAGGCTGCATCCACGCCACTCAACACTGAAGCGGCCACAGTGGGAAATTCTAGTTCGTACTTCACCTCCTTTAAGTTTCTTAGTCTATAATTGCTTTTCAAATTGGTTAAGATTCTGGACGACTTTTTATCACTTCGTAGTTGTCTGATCTCAGATCTAATCAATTCCCGTAACTCTGACTTTGATAAAGATTCCATTAGCTCCAAAATGGAATCCTGCCTCTGTACTGGCAGCTTGCTTAGCTCAGCCCCCATTTTAATCGCAATCTTCCCTTTTGTCAAGTATTTTTTTCCTAATTGGGAAAGATTTACCAGATTTAATATCCTTTTAACCCAGTCTGGGTGTTGAGATAACGAGTGTGCTAGCTCATTTAAGGACATAGTCTGCTCTACATTGATTATTTTCCACAGGCGGGTGGCGTATTCTATTGGCTCGACTTCGATTCTTTTTGCGTGACATATAAGTTGTAATTTTAATACCTCCATTTCTGTCATTGGAATCAGGATACAAGGAACCTCTTGAATAGACAGATCAAGGGAGATCTCTAATCTATGGCACCCCTCGATTACTTGCTGTGGGTCCACATTGGATCTGACCAATAATGGCTGTAGGATTCCGTAATCCCTGATTGAATCCCGTAGCATTGTGTATTCAAGGGTGTTTTTTCGCACCGTCCTGAATTGAATCGGGGATCGAACTAGGTCTGCTGTATTTATAAATTCTAACTGTTGCATTGATTCCTCTATCTACTAATAGTCCCACTTTTCAAAAAAGTTGGCATAATTCTCAAAATTATAACAAAATAATTTTAGGGGGATGGGGAGTTCTGTCAAGAGGCTCAGGAAGAGAACTTCCTGTAAAATTTTTTGCTTGGCCTAATGAATAAAAGCCCCTTTCCCCTTTTTACACATAAGAGCCTGAACAGAAGTACAGTATCAAAAAGAAAAAGCATTAGTATATAGTTTATTATGAATTACATTTAGATTGTTCACATAGGGGTTTTCCTTATTGAGACTCCCCATCAATAACCATAAATAATTTCATAGCAACAACTTATGATGGGGACTACTGGCGGCATTTTTCCCCTTTTTTACTACATTTTTGAATTTTAACTTCTACCCCTACAGAGGTATTTTTACTTTTTTGACTTTTTTTAGATAATTATGACCACTTTCTTCAAAAATGGGACTATTATAGGGTAGAAGTTGCTCACTTATTTTTTCAACTTGCGCACTCTGTAAAAAGTTGGGGGAAATGGGGGCAAAATGGGGGGAAAATAATTCCCAATCCCCACCCCTTATTTGGGTGGAAAATAATAGAAGATGGAGTATTTATGACTAAAATTCGCGACGGAATCCAGCAGTTTCTGACGGCAAGAGAATCAGAGAGTCCATACCTTATACCCAAATGGGATAAGGATTTGGAATCACAGTACCTAGTACACCAAGGAAATATTGAAGTAGAAGGCAGTGAGGGAGTCTGGACAGATGGCCACGATACTTGGTGTAACCATAGGTGGCCTAGAAACGCAGGCACAGATCCCAATTACTCAGACCGAACCCTGACATTCTCTCCAGGCACTTGTTTGAAGAGGTTTGGCAGTACGTGGTGGAATTTCAGAACTAAACGATCAGTGGCAGTGGCATTAGATATAGATCTTGAAGGCACACACGCAGAATCTACAACAACGGTGACGCCTGCCAAATTGGCAGAATTGCAAAACAAACTAAGAGTATTACCATATATTACTATGGTACGATCTTCAAGTGGTGGTGGTATACATATTTATGCCTTCTTTGATGAAGACAACCAGCCGGTTGCGGCTAACCACAATGAGCACGCACAAACTGCAAAGTCTTTGGTGGCAAAGATTTCCGACGATCTGAAATATAATCTACGTCAGCACATGGACGCCGTTGGCGTAATTTTTTGGCTCTGGTCTTGTGATTCACCAGAAGGGCATGAAGGGTATGACCTAATAAAAGAGCAAACTGAATCTCTGAAAGCTAGCGATTTAGTACCGTATAAAGATGCCGATTTGGTTGGGCCAAATGATAACATAAAATTATCAGGTTATAGTGAAGATGGCCAGAGGGTGGTCAATGAGGAGCAAGGTGGTGGGTATAAGGTACATGAGATTGAGCCGGAACACGCTGAGTTTCTGAAGGAACTTGAAGATATGGGCTTCTCATTTATATGGCAGCCAAGCCACAATATGGCACATACTCATACTGTTGCAATTAAGAATTTGTATGAGAAGCGTGCAAAAGAGGGACGACCTCTGCGCGGGATGTTTACTACGGTATCAGCAGGCTCAGATAAGTCTAAACCAAACTGCTATATTACTCCGCGCCCAGATGGAGTGTTCCAGTGCAAGAGGTTTGGTACATCTACTGCTGAAACTCCTATATGGAACACAAGAGATGGAGATACTTGGTGCTATATAAACCAAGAGACTCCAGTATTGCAGGTGATGAAGAAATTTGCCAAGACTTATGAACCAAAGAAAATGGTTTTTGAGGCCGACGACTTAGAGTTGGCAATGAAGACATTTGGCAAGACTCTTGGTGAGTCTATCAACTCTATTCTGGTCCCTATCACGGTGTCAGTATCAAATGATGGTATTATGACTGCCTTCTTTGAAGGTGATGGAAATTATGAAGGTTGGAAACCAAACAAGAAAGGTTTCTCACGCCAACTACCGGTGGTACATAAGAAGATTGTATTCACAAAGTCCTTATTGGAAGAAGCAGATGCTTTTGTAAGGCATGTTGTGACCCCAGACTTTGAGCCATTTGGATGGTCTTTGAAATCGGGAGACCATTGGGTAATGTATAATAGTTATGATCCTGTTGCTTGTGTTGTGAAAAAAGTATTTGGCAAAGATTCAGAGTCAATTCGTGCAGAAATGACACAAAACCCCTGGATTCTTCACCATTTGCCATTTGGAAAGGAATACCCTGGTGGTAGATTATGGAATCGACATTCCCCACAGTTGGCTATTGAACCTGCATCAGAACCGGGTCCACACCCACATTGGGATATGATAATGGACCATTTGGGGAAGTCGCTGGATTCTACAATCGAAAATGCTAGCTGGTGTCAAGAATGGGGAATACATACTGGTGCAGATTATCTTCGATATTGGCTCTCAGCACTTATTCAAGATCCTTTGGAGCAATTGCCATATCTATTTTTCTATGGCCCTCAAAATGCTGGTAAATCTATCTTCCATGAATCCATTAGTACATTATTTACATGTGGGGTTACCAGCATTGGAAATGCACTAAGTAGCAATGCTGGTTATAATGCTGAAATTGCCAATGCAGTTATAGGTTTTGTTGAAGAGAAAGATTTGTCAGGGGATGGCAATTCTGCCTATTCAAGAATCAAAGAATGGGTTATGGCTAAGACCATGTCTATTCATAAAAAGGGCCATACTCCATACGATCAGCCTAATACCCTGCACATTGTGCAAATGGCTAACCGTGCCAGAAGTGTCTCAATGGAAGACGGAGATACCAGGATTACTGCAATCCTTGTGAACATATTAACTAAAGAAGTGCCCAAGAAGGTTATGTTTGAGGCATTAGCAAAAGAGGCCCCATTTTTCCTAAGAACAATCCTTACGATTAACATCCCTCAGAGTCACACTCGTCTACGTATTCCAATGATAGCAACACAGCATAAGAAAGATTTGGAGCGAATGAATCAAACTCCATTTGAGGCTTTCTGTGAGGATGTTTTATATCCGCGAAGTGGACATTTGGTGAAGGTGTCTGATTTCTATTCTAGGTATCAAACTTATTGTACCGAAAAGAATAGTGAAGCAGAGAGGAAATCTCATGTATTACAAATGTTGAGGAATAGGACCGATAAATACTTGGTCGGTATTGGTACTGGAAAGCAAATTTATATTGCAAATATGTCTTTATCCTCAGATGCCAAATCTAAAAAACTTCTTTGCTTGAACGATAAAGGCAGATTAGTCCATGTATAGAATATCTTTAAGGCAATCATCTGATGATAGGGAGGTAGTCGGTTTCACTACAGATTTGCCTTCGCATGAAGCTGTGTGTGCGATGGAAAAGATTTGGATGGGGTCCGCCAATGAATGTTATATAGATGTATGTAGATTGGTGGATAGTCCATTATCGGATACGGCCAATTTTCGAGACCTTGTAGATTATGAACTGGAGGATTAAATGAAAATTATTGGGCTTGGGCATTACTCTCGAACTGGTAAGGATACACTTGCCAACATGATCGTGGATCATTGCTCAGATCTGGGCGTGAAAGCTAAGAGGGTTTCTCTTGCATGGAAGCTAAAGCAAGTTTGCCACGAGTTATACGGGTGGGCCGGTCTCCGTGAGCCTGAGTTTTATGATACCAAAGAAGGAGAGGGGTATCGTGAACTGAAGATTAGAGCACTCGATATGACTCCGGTGGAAATTTGGGTTGCCTTCGGGACTCCAGCAGTCAGGGATAAGGTATATGACCGAACATGGATTGACTACGTCCTGCAAACAGACCACGAATGTGATGTGTTGGTTGTACCCGATATCCGCTATCCAAATGAGGTAAAGGAGTTTCGTCTAGCTGGTGCCAAATTGATCAAGGTGGTAAGAGAGGGATTTGGTCCGAGGAACACTGAGCCAGATCTGGCACTATTGGGCTGGGGAGGCTGGGATCTAATAGCTGGTCCCTCGATGAAGTCACTGTCGCGGCAAGCACAATCACTGGCTGAGTGGGCGGCATGTGACGAGCTATTCCCCACCCAGATCGATGAGGTGAAAGACATGCTTTTGAAACTGGAGGCAGTATAATGGGATTAGTGACATTCAACGCCAATGTCCTAGCCCCACTGGACATTGAGACAACAGGCAACACAGCGGGATACCATGAGATTATTCAGATTGCCATCGTTCCATTAGATGACGACCTGAATCAAATGGACGTATCTCCATTCTACATGAATATACGCCCAGAGCACCCGGAGAGGGCTCAGAAGGATGCCACGAGAGCACACGGCATTAGCCTAGATCGGTTGGAGCATTGTCCAAGAAAGGATCAAGTTGCTGACACACTGGAAGAATGGTTTGTCAATCTTAATTTGCCTATGGATAAAAGATTGATATTCCTTACACAGAACGGTCTTTTTGATATTCCGTTTATTAAGCATTGGCTTGGCAATGTGGCGTTTGACAGATACTTTTGTTGGATAGGAAGGGATACCATGCACTTTGCTTGTGGGTTGAATGATCAAGCTGCGTTCAAGTGCCAACCTGTGCCATTTACTGGAGTAGGTTTGAAGCCCTTGGCGAACAAGTTAGGGATTGAACTTAGTAACCATCACAATGCCTTGGCCGACGCAATAGCGACAGGTAAGGTATACAAAGAACTATTGAGGTTTGAATTATGACAGAGTATGAGAAGTTCCCAGCACCCGAATTGCCATTAGATGAGATTGCCTGTAAATTTATGTTTACCATGGATGCTCAAGATTATATCGATAATGTAAATATCCCAGACGAATCGGGGTGGCCAAGCAAGGAGAATGTTTTTCTTGATACTGTCAATCTTGAAAATTCAATATACTGTGATGCAGAACAGTTTCGCGTTATCAGAAGGATCTGCGAAGAGATCAAAAAGATACATAGCAGAGGAACCGGTGTTGCCTTTGACGCAGTGAAGCTGAGGGGCCTACGCAATGAGTGTGTCAACATGTCCCGTATCTTTGATATCATGTTGGCGGAAATGAGAGAAAAATGAGAGAATACAAATTAGAAAAGGTATCGTTTGACAAAAAAGTCATCGATAAGATTTGCTGCGATCTGTGCGGCAGAGAGGGAGTTAAAGATGGATGGGAGTCTGGCTACTATGAAGTAAATGAAACCGAAGTCGAGGTCACTGTTCATCAGAGAGAAGGTAAAGCTTATCCTGATGGTGATTGTTGGGGTACCGAGTACATCATAGATATGTGTCCAGAGTGCTTCAAGAACAAATTAGTACCTTGGATCATAAGCCAAGGTGGTATACTAGAACAGAAAGATTGGGGTTCTTGATATGAGATATCGTTTCAGAATCAGCGGAACCATTGAACCACACCTACATCAGGAGTTAGTTGACTACCTCCAGGAGAAAGAATTTGAGGTGGTGGACCAGATTTATCAATTGGTCCCGGTAGGTGGGCTTGTTGCTGTGTCCTATGAATTTTACACAGAAGGAAAGGACGCTGAAGAAGCCACCTCTATTGCGCACTTATTCCAGGAAGCCACGGTAGAGATGGAGGATATATACGTCAAAGCACTATTAGACATTGAGGCAGAAGAGTTCTGGCACCGTCTTCATGGTTATTGACGTTTATTGCGGCGGTCTTTCGGTGTTTCGATTTTACGTGGATTCGCGATGCCCCTGGAGAACTTAATCTTTGGGGGTTTTATTCTTTTCTTCAAACATTTTCTACAGGACATCGGAAAACCTATGAATATTGAACAAAAAATAGAAGTTTTGAAACCCAAGTTGTTAGACTTGAGAGAAGATCTAAATTACCTATATGGCTTACGACATTCTCGCCGAGATGAGCTTATAGCCGAACTCATGTGCGCTAGAGATGCTTTAGAAGATCTAATAAATGCTCTTTATCGCTCCGACCAAATCGAATCCGCGAGCCCCCATTCAATAGCCTCATCGGATGAGAAATAGAAGTCTTCTGACTTTTTCGCCCGGTCATCCCACCACTTGAAGGTCTTGTTGCTTAATTTGGCAATAAGAGTTGTCCAGGCTTTTTCCAGGATCTTCAAGTGCTTCATTTCGGCCTCTAATTTAGTCGTCTTGCCTTCCATCTCACACGAGCCATCGTGGTGCATGAAGAACGTATGCTCCGCAACCCAGCGATGGCCCTTCTCCCCTGCCGCCAGCAGTAGAGGGGCGGCACTCATGCACTTGCCAAAGGCAAATGTATGCACCGGGCATTTTATAGTCTGGATGATATCGTACAAGGCCAAAGCGTCATAAGTATTGCCCCCGTAAGAACTTATGAATAATTCAATCTCTTTATGCTCATCGTTTGTCTGCATAAGGTATAGCCCTTTAATGCAGTAGTCAATGGTGGTTTCGTCTATTTCACCGAGGAATATGCGGCGATTAAGGACATCAATCCCCTTATCAAAATAGGCGTTTACCCACTCGCTATCAAACTGTAATTCTTTCATGGCACCCTCTCAAAGGTAAAGGCCCGACCCGCCTACGATGGCACAGCGGGCCGGGCCTACATAGTTAAATATTGGCAACTCCAGGATACAATCCTACAATAGAATCATAAGCGTCGTCAGTGCCGTCTTCGTAGACTGCTTGCAAGGTCAGATCCTTGATCAGCCCATAACGCGGCCTCGACTGGCCTACACTCTCTGGCCTAGTCCAGACAGTGGCATCCCCAGAAGCCTGGAGGGTACCAGCAACCACATTCAGTTCATAAAGAGCCTGAGTGGCCTTCCGGTCACCTTGTCCACCAGTGGTCCGTGTGACAGTCTGAGCGCCTCCAATACCTGTGACACTACTGGTATCAATAGTGATAATTACAGGCATCTCGCCAACTGAATTTTCGCACAAGAAATCACAGTATCCATCACTGAGACCAGCCGAACCTTCCTCAGAGACCGAAACGTCACCATTCGTCCAGCTAGTAATGCTGGCCGTTGTGGCAGCAGTGTCGATTGCGCCTTCAATCGTGGCAGCCGTTGCATTATATGCAATACCAGCAGTGGTGAATGTCTCACCAGTTGTGTTCATCACAAACGTGAGAGCAAAGGTGCCCGCAGAAGGTGTTCCGGTCAACTGGTCAATCCGGTCATTTTCGTCGGCAGCCGCGTAGACAGACCCAATAGTGGGGTCATATCTTACAGCCTTCGACAAAAGCTGTTCAGCCGAGGACCGGCTAATACCGGATCTTGGCTTTGCGGGAGCAATAGTTTGGCTTCCCGTCGTTAAATCTGTGTAAATTCCCATAAAAATCTCCTCTTAAAAAAGTGGTTAGAATCGTCCAAGCGGACAATGCTCAGACGCCATTGCTAGCTTATTGGCTAGCGGAGAGGAATCCTTACTGACCTTACATCCACAGTTTTTACACGCATGTTTGTCTGGGTCGTACCTGCTACATCCCTGGCAGTGTTCCTCAAACAATACTTTGATCTCTTCCTCAGATCGAGTTGGCCTTCCATTAGCAACCCACCGCCTAACGGCTCCAAAGTAATTTTTTACTTTATCGCCAAAATTTGCCTCATGCTCACGGGTTTCAGAATCGCATCGATTGCAGATCTCAGGATTGACTCCGAGATCTGTAATCGAGCAATGTTGGGTTCCATCCTTATGGCCGTACCTATACGGACACACAGGATATTCGCCCGGCTGCGGTTTGATCACCGGCAGTTGACTTAATTGTTTTGCTATGCGGTCTCTCTTTAATGCTACCTCGCAGGGAACCGCCTTCTTTTTTCTAGCCATGCGGACTGGGCAGACTTCACATTGGTCCTGCACTACTATCTCTCGGTAGAGTTCAGCAGACTTGTTAATGCAGCGGAATTGCCGCTTGCCTTTATAATTCTCTTTCTGTCGCTTTGAACAGTCTACCATTGTTTCTCCGGACAGTGGTTTGATGGATGTTGACTCCATATATCAGTTGGTATTACTTGATATGGCATCTTAGAACAGGTTTGTTCGTGGACTTTGAAAAGCGGGCAGCTTTTACACACATTATGGACAGATTTAATCTCCTCATCAGACCGTCGCGGAAACTCGGCTTCCATTGGAGGGTGGTCAAATCCTCCCTCCCTATCAGGGCATTGGCCGCAGATGGTATCGTTGACGAATCTTCCATGTTTAATACAGAACTCGGTAATGAGACCCATATTGATAACAACCATCACGTTTTTATGAGTACATTCTATCATCAATCTAACTCTGGGGCAGTGTCAGGGTCTCCATTCTTTAGACCAGGAGCCAAGGTCTCACCAGAATCCGCACCGGGGGCGTTTTCATCTCCAGGAGGTTCATTAACATCTTCACATTCACCAAAGGCCCCGGAACCCTCGATTCCAGTGATGCCACCGGCAGCATAAACATCTGTTTGATTTGCAGCGTATCCGCAATTGGCAAACAGTGCTTGTGCCTCTGCTTTCTTTGCTGATTGAAACGCTGTGGCGGCGAATAAAGCGCCAAATGAATGACAGAAAGTATGCAGTCCTGACTGGCATGGACGACCCCCAGTGGTCGGCCCACATGGTCCTCCAGTGGGGCAGGGTTCGCCTTCTGCCTGCACAGTGGTAACATCAAGAGGAGTCACATAAGTTACTGTAACCTCATATACGCATCCTCCGTTGGCTGGTCCTGGATCTCCGCAAGCATTTTTATTCTCTTTATCATCATTGGTTCCAGAGCCACCGCCGCCGTTTAATCCACTGGCTTCAATGCCGTCTAGTTTATCCTCAAAGTTTTTGTTCGCGAGCGGCTCCACGATCCTGATAATTGGCTCAACGTCGTCTGCGATTTCAGCACCCGTTGCCAAGTCGCAGACGAGAGTGGGGAATGTATCGCCGAGATCCGAAGGGTGTTTATCGCCATCGGTCGCGAGGACCGCTGTGTCCGGATCGTAACCCCCACGAAGAGGATGACCGATTGGCGGTATGACTTGGAAGTCGTAGCCATCTCCCGATTGCCCTTCTGCACCATCAAGAGGATGGATGGATGCCTCCACTTGCTGGCTCGGCCACGCCCAGAAGTATGGCGCATTAGTGCCGGATAAAATTGGGGTCCACGCTTTGAATTTGATCGTATTGGTATCAACATTGTAGGCTGCTTCTTGTATGATAATCTTAGTTGTTGGGAATTGATCAATGTCTAATGTAATACAATCAAAAACATCCCAGTTCAATTGCGTGATAGGTGTCTCAAATTCCACGATTCTCCATGTATTTGATTTTTGGATCATCCAATAGGTGGCAGACTTCTGTATGGTGTCAAAAGTATTTTGTGTAAAGTAGTCATATTCTTTATTAAACATTCCATACTTTGGAATATTGTTCTTTAGGACAAAATCAAAATCAACTGGATCATTTTTATTGACCCCGGCCTCACCTTCCTTCCACGATATCTGGTGCCGGGTCTCAAGATCTTCGGTTTCCGTGTGACTAAAACTAAAAGTCTCCGTCAGAATATCACTCTCAGTTAAAGTCCTAAGAGAGGTTGGTTCTGGTGAAAGATACGTTATATACATTACGTCATCTCGGATATATATGGCGCAACGGGCCTGATAGGCAATATCCCGTATTAACTGGAGTACACTTGGCCTCGATTTCACAAAGAAATTAGATGGGTAGTTTGTGAGACTGGATTTTACGGAGGCGAAGGTTGTTGTGTCTACCGTATAATCAGTGTACTTTTCAACCAGCCACTGGATGATATCCGCTGGGTTCGGGCCTACAGATGAGGTAAATGAAACAAATAATTCGTCGTCCCATTCTTCATCATCAATTGTTGATAATGGAGATTCCAACCATATTTCTACTACATCGTATCCTGTGTAGTCAGTAGTATGGACTGTATACAAATCCGAGTCTACCTCAGTCAATAATGAGGTATCCCCGTAAGTCCTATATGCAGCCACTTGATCTACAGTACCCGGAAGAAGGGAAACTATGTTGATAATCTCTGATTCTTCCGCTAAAAATACATCTGTTCCAGCAGGTAGCCAAATGAAATTACCTGCCTCAAACTCGTTATAGTATCTCCATGATTCACCGGAACCATTTCTAACATCCTCCCCAAACGATCCACCTCCTTGAGCACAGGTTGCAGTGTCAGTGGGAAGATCATCTCCACCTTGATACCGCCAACCTAATCCGGCATCGCTAATCTGTTGGCATGGCGGGTTATCTATGGTTGCATTAGCTGGATGGTCGGTACTGATGACGAAGAATGATTCCCCCGTCATAATTCCTGTGTAACGTACCTCGCCAATTTTAATAGTAATTCTTTCGCCTTGTGGGAAGTCTTCTCCATTGCGAACCGTAAATGGATTCAAGACGTATTGCTCTTGCTGTTCTTTTTCCTGCAAAATTTTACATATTTCATTGAACCTTCTATCCAGGCACTGTTGGTCTTCTTGCGTATTGCGCACATTATATTGCTGGTCCAACTCTTGAGTAAATTGTTCAAGTGCTGCTTCATAGGCATCTATGTTGGCAAAAGATAGCTGAATCATTGCAGACGAGTTCTTGAACTTATTGATAATAGTAGTTCGCTGTATTTGTTGCTCTGGAGTAAGTTGTTTTTTGACATTGGTTGTAACCAAAGCACATTGCAAGTAGTTGGCTTGGCACAGACGTTCATCGAGAGTTGGATCAGGAACCCCGATTCCTTGAGCTAGGAATCCTTTCCTCAAGGCTGTCACCCGCACCGCTTCCATGTTGCAGACTTGCCCGAAAACGAGGGGCCAGGGCTTGTTAGCTTCGCCAGGTGGGACGAAGGGGAAGTCCCCATCCTCCATCGTAAAACCTGCCTCGGAGTCTTCCACTTTAGAAAATACCGAGAAGGATAAAGTTCTATCAGATTCATTCCACGTATAAGGGGAATTAAGCACGCCCTCAAACATTAAAGCCTTGTCTGTTACTGGTAGACCTTGGAATGTAAGATATACTCTAATTGGCCGCAAATGAATATCATTATTATCTATGGTGTTTCTAAGAGACCCATCAGCGTCGTTGAGAATTAGATTAACACTTTGGCTATCAGACCCTCCGCTGACAATAGTTGTGGTGTCGAATTGTCCTATACTTTGTATCAATGGGTACGGGTAATCCTGTCCGTTCAATTTTCTATCAGTATAGGCTGTGAACTCAGTACCATTCCAAGAAATTTCTACCAGCACCATTGGCTCACCGCCAAATTGCTTATCAATCTCACCCTGTATAGCTGTGGAAAATGTTCTTGGCATTATACTTTCTCCTCCAAACTCAGAGTCCACCTATAAACTTCACCGCTAGGATAGCCTCCGGCCCTTCCTTCCCCAGCAAGCTCTAATGGATTGATGGTGATGTATCCAATTATTCCTGTACTATTATGGTCAAGGACTCGAACTGCGTCTCCGGAATATGCTTCAACAAATTGCTCAGTCTCTCTTGCTTTGTCTTTTGTCCCTAAAAAGTCCCATTGATATACCTGCCTTGCACGTTTAGACTTGATGTATGTATACAATGTTCCATCCATCGCTCGCATGGTTTGCACAGTCGCGGCAAGATTTTTTTGATTGCCCTCTCGTGGGCTTGGTAAAACAAGAGTGCTTTGTAAGAGAGGATACGGTCCTTGTACTATGAATGTCATGATGTATAAACCTTTTCAGTAATACTTATGTTATTCATATTTACTGTTGTGGTAGTATTGTTATTGGCCCAACCAACCATTGCTATATCTTCTGACAATAGTTTTTCCTCCGCTCTGACTTCGGTCCAATCAGTTTCCACAGTATCTTTGGCATACCAAGTAGCCGTCCACGTACCGGCACCACCTCTAGTGTCTAATTGTAATCGAAGATCAATATCATCAGCTTCTGCTTTTAGAGTGCCGTCTGAAAAGTCTACAGTATCGGCCTCGCCTGAAGTATTGTCTCCAAGCCTACAAGCATTTTTCTGTGTGGCGCTTATATTTCGTAATACAAATCCTACTTTCAATGTTGTAGGATCAAATGCCCCGTACGCCGAACCGCCTTTATTGTTTGGGGCAGCATTGAGACCTTCTCCCAAGAAGAATGTAGTTTCATTTCCAGAGGACTCAGCAAGCGATCTGGCCTCCCACTCAATGTCATAAATAGTGCCGCTCTGTGGTGCGAATGGGTAATAGGCCCCGCTGTTTATAGCTGTCTGCGATCCATCTGCTTGATAATTCTCGTGAGCCGACCATGTACTGGTGCCGGTATCTGGTGATTGCCCATGGAGATCTACTGCTCCTGAACCACTAAAATCATCTGCTAGTACGGGGGTCTCATTCACAGCGGCAATAGTGTCGTAGAATGTGATAGTGTCAGTGAGGCTATGAGCCAGGATTCCAGATACAACGATTTCATCTGTGAGCCCAATGTCGTGGGACAGAGATCTTCCCCAATCGGCATTTAGCAATACTGAGTCGCTTATGGTGAGTTCCTGGTCTCCCTGAGACCCATCGAGTTGAATACCCTCAAACTCAAATGTCATAGTCCACCAACCATCACGATCCTCCACTGCCACCTCATTCGGTGTAGTGATGATTCCTCTCCATGAGATTCCCTCCCAATCATGTAGCATAATTTCTATACCAAGATTTGTTTGGAAGAAATCGAGCAAATCGTTAATCTTGTCGGGACAATTTCCTTTTCCATCACTCAGTGCTACAATAGTGAATAACAGTGTATCTATTGACGGCCAATTTGGGTCTTGATATACACTAAGTTCACCGCCACGGGTTTCACGGTTAATTCTTGTGTAACCTATGCGGTGCCTGTCATCAGTCTCTGGTGACCGAAGATACAATTTTTCCTTCGGACCAGATAATGTTTCTAGCATGAAGTTCGCATTAAATGTTAATGGTTCCTCTGGTATACCAGAAGCAGGCCCAGAACCTTCAAATCGATTGTATTGTTTTGTGACACACGGATTATCGATGAAATAGGCTGTCGCATCCTCTATAAAATCTGTGTCTGATAATGATCTAATAAATTCATTCTCGGTTTGCACTACGTCGGTCAATAGCATAATCGAATTTGTTATATTAGCTATGCCGACTGACACAAACTGCTGAAAATTTAGATCACTATCTATAGGATGTATTCTAGCACCAACGTCTGTTAATGCCAGTGTGTTTGATGCTACTAGATCAATCCCGCGCCTAGCATTATCTCCAGTGAGATTCAGATCATGCTCTATTTCTATTGCCGCCCATGGTGCCCCGAAGCAAAAGGATACTGCATCCCTAATTCCAAGATGTTGTGGTAGGGCAACATTGATCGGCCCAATTTTAACAATATCTTGAGTTAAGTTGAGATCGTCTTCAAGATTCTGAAAAAGACCAGTGTCCACGGTCTGTACGAAGTTCAAGACGCTAGATGGTACTTGGCGGTCGCCAACTACATTTAAGTGTATTACACCATGTTCCAGTTCTAATTCATTTTCAACTGGTTCAGTCTCAATAACCTCCTGAGTAAATGCTAACGTATTAGATACGCTTTTGTTAATATCTTGTAGTTTGGCTGCTTCAGATACAAACGATATTGGGTCATTTACAGTCTTTGTAAAATCACCAGTCCCAATTGCTTCATCAGTTAGGCTGAGATCGTGCGCCGCGCTTCTTGGAAATACTCCAGTAGCTACTGCTTCATCAGTTAGAGAAAGATCATCAGCTTCTTCTTCTTCATGTATTGTTGCACTTCCTATGCCATTAGCAATAAATATCATTGGCTCAAACATGGCCAATGGATTTTCACCTAACATTATCAGTTCGGAAGGAGATAAGGTACGATTGAATACCAAAAAGTATCGGTAAACTGCCAAGTCACTTCCGAATGAAATATGGCGTCCAAGCTCCAATTCATTTGTGGCATCTGCTGTTCTGGCGGCATTACTTGTGATTGAGGCGATTACAATCCCATTTTGCCAAATTTCCATCCCACGGTCGCCAGATACGAAGGCCCAGTTATCATCTCCCACAGTTGGGTCACCGCTACCGTGAGTTGTTGTATTTACTTGTGAGGTGCCTGGAGTGTTTCCACCAAATGCCCAATAGGCCGCTCCGTCCGTCCACTTCGGGATGCCGTTGCAGAATCTGGTAGCAACTATGCTATCAGACCCGAAAGCCCCACCTTGGCGCAATGTTGCATCAGTTTTTTCATACCCCATTAAGATAGTAATATTGTTCAGAGGTATGATGTCATCCATCGCACCTAGAACTGTTCTATCGCCAGTAGAATCATGCTGATGGCCCCATTTCCCATTAAACCAAATTACATCTCCGGCACCAGTGGTTCTTTGATTGCGACCCGACAAATCTCTAAGATATTGTGTTGGGCCATCGATCTGTGGGGCAATACCCCACACCAAACTCTCTCTTAGAGTTGGCAAAAATGAGTCAGCTTTATCCCTAGCAACACCAAATTCGATTGCCGGAACTATGCCTCTATTTAATAAGATTTGAGACATTATTGGCCTTCCTGTGGCGCTGGGATGAGAACAATAGAATGGGAGTCACCCGAGCTTGCTAAAGCTCTAGTCAATGACCAGTTGACAACAATGGGGGCAACATATCGGCCTGTGAGTTTGATGAAACATCTGCCCTGTAGCTCATCAGTAGCAGTAGTAGACACTGCCTTTACCGCCCTACAAAACAAAGTATTTTCTGCTTGATCCGGGGTGGCTGTGCCTTCAGCGGAAGATGTTGGGTCGGCAGTAAGCTGCCCGTCGAATCCAGTGACGGCATTGCTTTGTGTGAACCATAGCTCGACTAGATCACCAACTGCTGGTGCGGCTTCATAACCATCGATGTGTAGCACAACTTCATACCAGTTTGGCCTTGGTGAGGAGCCCAAATCTAGGTATGCTCCGACTGCTATGCCTCCACTAACCGCAAGGCCACCAAGATCAAGCAATTTATCGCCGCCCGAGTCGGTCCAAGTTGTGGAAGTCTCTGATGCTTGGTATGATTTGGACGCCATAGTTCTTTCCTAGAAGACCCCAGCCCGCCCCGAAGGGCGAGCCAGGGGAGAGGGTGGACTAACCACTGACAGTGTAGGTAATCTTCAATGTATCACCATTGACGGCGTTTACAACAGACGCAAAGGCC